CTCAAGTTAAAGGTATTAATTTTCTAGTTTCAGTATTTGATAAAGATCATGAAATTACATACCCACAAGCTGCATACATGCTTGCTACGCCATGGCATGAAACCAACAAAACAATGCAACCAATCACCGAATATGGGAGTGTTAAATACTTTGATAAGTATGATTCAGGATCGTTAGCTAAGCGTCTTGGCAATACACAAGCATTGGATGGTGATGGTTTTAAATATCGTGGTCGTGGCTATACACAAATCACTGGTACTGATAACTACAAGCGAGTAGGCAAGGCTCTAGGCATTGATTTATTCAATTATCCTGATTTGGCATTAAATCCTGAAATTGCTGCAAAGATTATGGTCTATTGCATGAAAAATGGTGTTTTCACAAGCAAGAAGCTCTCTGACTATATCAATAAGACATCTAAAAATTATTTCAGTGCTAGACGAATCATCAACGGTACTGATCGAGCCCAAGATATTGCCAACTATGCAGTAATTTTTGAGAAAGCATTAAGGAGTCCGTGATGATTATCCATCGATGCAAACGATCAAAATTAGCCGCCGTGATAACTATTCTCTGTCTTTTAATTACAGGGTGTTCAGCAAATACTATCAACAATAATGTGAGCGTTGGTATTTGTGTTAAAGAACTTTAATGAGTGTTTCATTAATTTGAGAATATTTATGCGCATATAAGCAGAAAAACAAAGAAGTTTGCGCAAATATATTCACAATATTGCTCAAAGTCATATAAAAGCCCGTGAGTACGGCTTAAAAATTTACTAAGTTTTTGGGTTATTTCATATTACTGAGGCATGAAATTTTGAGTGTTTTTTTGTTTTATACTTAATTGAAAATTCTACTTAAAGTAGCTGATATAGTAAGTATGATGATACCTACAAGACGTTTTATAATATTAGAATAAGACAAAAGCGCACTAATGCGCTTTTGCTGTAAATATGCTTTTTAGCCTATCTAAGAAATTATGAGATTGTGATTGATTGTATGAGAATGTTGATAAGGCTTGTTTTGCAGCCATCACACTTTTATCTAACTCATCAAGTCTCTGTTGTTCAGACTTGTTGGAATAAGGTGAAATAATCTCAATATTCACGTTACCAGTATTGCATTTAAGATAAACCAAATGGGATGGTTTTGTGTTGTAAACGATCATATATTTTTTAGAATTCATTTTGAAATACGCTCCTTTATTTCTTTTAGAGAGTGTTCAAGTGCAAGCCTTGATATGAAAAATTTAAATAACCATTCTAGAAATTTTTCATTTTCAGGGCTAATTACGTTTGCTGCCTTGATAGCAATAGAAATGATAAATATTGCTTCATTGCTATTAATACTGTGAATTGGAACACAAACTTGACACCATGACTCACTTGGATCTGTATTGCCTTGGATATACATTATATCAGAGCTATTTTGCTTTTGTATTTCAGTTTGTGTATCTGCTACGATAATCATTTTTTTCATCGATAGTACTCTTGAAAAAGTACTATCAGGATGTTTTAACTGATCAATAGTTGTTCTAGGTGTTGTGTTATAAGGGCTATGGCAAACCCAGTCGTCTAGTTGACCATTTTTAACCCCTACAAGAGCAACCTTTAGAAACTCATTTGGATAAATACTTTTAATACAGTCATGTAAAGACTCAATCAACAATTTTATTTGTTTTTCTGGCTGTGCTATGCGAATAAAAACTGTCTTATAGTTGGGTGTTTGAGGCGTAGAGAGATATTCTTTAGATGCTAAGGCTAGTAATTGTCTTTTTTCAATCACAACTTTCTCAAGTTGCTCTAATACTTTAATTGTTATGTCATACTGTTTGGACAATTTATCAAAGTTTTCTTGCAAACTATTGTCTATACACTTTGATGTAATATAACTGTTAACTATTCCGTATAGACTAGGAATCACGATGGTTAAAAAAGTAAACCAGCCCCCATTTGCTAGAAAAAATTCACCTGTTTGACCAAGACCTTTTTTTAGACCCTTTGCCGCACCTTCATTGCCAAGGCAAAAAGTTATGTAAGCACTAAAACCAGCTACTAGGATTATTATTAATTTAAAACCTATAGATTTCAAAAGGCCGTTTAACTTAATGTAAAAGTTTTTTTGATATAGAAATGGGTCAATCTTTGTATCCCAAAATATCCAAATAATAAAAGAGAAAACGAATAAGACTATTATGGCAATCAAAGCAACCATCTATCTCAAACTTATGTAAATGAAAAAAGTAGCAAACTTTAGCATTTTTAAAATAAATATTAAATTACTTTTGTCGAATTTAGTATTTAAAAATATCAATTTCATTTATTTAAAAATATTCCTATTTAAACATGTATTTAATTGTTTAAATTTATTAAACATTCAGCACCTAAATAATCGTCCTGAAATTATATTTTCAATAGTAATTTGTAATATTGAAAAAGCTCGTCAAAAAAGACGAGCTTTAAGGGGGTATTAACACTTCTTCTTCTGATTCTTTACAACCTCAGGCACTTCAATCTGAGCAATGTCATCATAGTCAACATCTTGATTGAAATCATGCATTGAATCTTGAGCTACTTCATCAAATAATTCTTGAAAGGAGTCATCAAACGAATCTTGAGAATAGTCATCTTGTAGGAAGTCTTGGTTTTCAATCGGAATAGGTTTAGTGCTCATAACGAATTCATCTTGATTAAGTTACAAAATCAAGTTTATGTTAAAGGTGTTCATCTATGAATTCAAATTCATTAAATTGTGGATAATCAATAGCGAGACATTTTGAGACGTGGTCTAATGTGTATTTGGTCGGAATTTAAGCTGTCTGAGTTAAATATAAAACTGTTCAAATAAACCACCCGATTAAGTGGTTTATTTATTTAATTTTTATTTTATGGTCGAGTAAAGATTGGTCCAAACATGCCAGTATTGATTAAAGATTCCCAAATTTTTTTCATAGTTTGACCTGTCTCCTGATTTATAAATAAAGATGATCTCTTACCATGAGGGCTTCCTAAAAAGTTAGAGCTCATATTTTCCCATGTTTCTCCCACCTGCGCAGTTCTCCAATTAGGTAATTCATTTTCTAATAATAATGGGATTGCAATAGAAGATGGTATTGTGCCATCACTATTTAGTGTTTTCTGCCACAAACATTTCACAAGAATTGGAGTAGCACTTGAAGAATAGAATTTTACGTCTAAGCGTTCTGCTGTAATGTCCGCAATTTCATTTGGCTTTAATTTGAAAACGGAATCAATTACTTCTTGTCCATCACCATAAGGACAGGTAATAAAACCGTTTGCAAAAAAAACAGTGTGATCTAAACCAACATAACCACATTCTTTACTTGGAGTCAAAGACTCATAACTTGCTCTTTTATCACTGACTAATGGATGCCAAGTAGGGTAGGTGTAAATGACTGGACCTAACTCATGAAAAAGATCCAACAGTTTTTCTCGACTTCTTACTAATTCATTTGATGATAGACCGGTTAATCGAGAGAGCAAATATTTTTCAGCTGAAACAAGTCCATCTTTTGAAGCTTCATCTGCACGAAATGCCATGTCACACTCCTATTCTTTTTTATGCGTGTTTGTGTATTTTTATGCAAAATAATCTATTTTTATGCGTAAAACAATAGTTTTATGTTGATATTTTTAGTTGAATCAATAGAGAAATGCAATCGTAAGCGTATGATTATTTTAAAGTTAGTTTTATAGTTTTAGGGTCTTTTTATCATTAAAAAAAAGATACTATTTTTATAATATTCAAAAGTTTGTATCATTTAGGGCGCAATCTTGACATCGTAGAGGTCTCCAGTTCGAGTCTGGATATACCTACCAAAATTTTGAAAATAATCAATAATTTATAGCCCACCTTAAATAGGTGGGTTTTTATTTTAGCGGTATATAGGGTTATTTTCGGGGAATTAACTCACGCTTTAATGTGGATAACCACAAAAGTAAGAATCAATTAAATGAATATCATAAATAAAGTTACATATTATTAATTAATTCTGGAATATAAATCATAAATTGTTTTTTTTAATTTTAATTACTCTCAAGAATAAAAAACCAATCCAGCCTAGACTAGATTGGTTAAATTCAATTACTTGTTTTTGCTAATGTAGATTTTAAATGGCTTATCTTTAGCGACAATACGTTTACCATTTTTGGTAATTGCCCAGCGTAAGATAAAAGTGCCATGTTCATCAGTGTACATTTTACACCTCCAAAAAAGCAGAGTGGCTATCACTTGGAGGTATGGACATCATGGCAAGGTCAATATAGAATTGATTAAAAGAGGTTCAACCTATTTGCTTGCCTTAGTGTGAATAGCGGATAGAGAACTATTCAACATAAAGTATTGGTAGTGCTTTATGTTCCCAAATGGTTTGGATTAGTTGGTAGCTAACCAAACCATTTTTTATTCTAAAATTAACTTTAATTGTTTATCTGCAATCCATCCTAATCTATTTAAAATTACATCTGCAAAAAAATCAGCTTGCCATTCAGCATCCTCAAACTTGGTAGGTGGGAGAAGTGAATAGTGAAGTGCTGGTTTATGCCCTAAAAGCAAATGACCAAGTTCATGAAAGAAAATATACAGAGCTTCTCTATCCCTGAGTTTGGTAATTCTGGAGTAAAGTGCATTAGGTATTGAAATAGTGAATGTACTTGGGTCACACAATGCTTCAGCGAATCCAAACCATTCTGAATCATCATGGACTTCTACATTAATTCTATAGTTGTTCCATAGGTCTTCAATAAACACATCCATAAAATTCAGGGTGTGTTTATTGATATTCATAACAGTCATTGCACGTTTTGCGGTTAGTTCAATAACCGAAGGTTTCATTGGATTAACCCTTTGACCACGCAATACATATTCATCGTTTTTTGCCATCAGTAGATGCCTCACCTCTAAAGTTATGTATTTCATCAAGTAAATTGCAAATCTTGTCTAATTCATCTTTTGTAAATTTAGAATTAGCAAAACCAGCAACCATCATTTTGTGTTGATTACTAAGACCATCAAGCGGTGCACTTTCGTTGTCGACCATAGCCAATTCAACTAAGTCATTAGGAAAATCGTAATTTTTGGTTTTAAAAAAAGTAATGATGTCATCAACAAAGTCTAAAGGTATTTTAGTTTTTCCAGTTTCAATTGCGCTCAAGAAAGCAGGTGACTTATTGAGTGCTTCAGACATTGTTAATAGGGTATCATTTGTGTTACGGCGCGCCTCTCGAACGGCTTTGCCTAGTTCTTTAACTGCCATAATTGTCTCCTAAATAAAATCAATTTATAGCCTTCCGTCAAAGGGCTATTCATATAGTATAATCATTAAATTTCAACCATTCAACTAAAATGGTTGAAATTTATATAAGTTATTGTATTTAATATTTTTATCTATAGCTAACTCTTTGCGGCTTCGGCTCTTCATGACCCTGTAAGTAATGATCTGTCATTTTTTCAGTTGCATGACCTGCCAATGCTTGGGCATAAGGTTTGCCATATTTCTCAGTAATATTAAAAATACCAAGTGCACGTAGATCGTGAAATGATGGCCTTTGTCTAGGCTCCAAGTGATCACATGCACCAGACAAGTCCCGATACTTTTGAAACTGCTTCGTTAAGTGATCCTCAGTAACAGCGAAAGGATGTAATTTAGCGATTCGATTATGTTCAGTTATTCGCTCTGGTCTTGTTGCAATTAAATAAGGGCAATTTAAGCGAAATGAATTTTCTACACATTTAATGACCGCTTCAGCAAGTTCTGGGTGCATATCAACTTCAATATAAATTGGCTTATCGTAATTTAAAGATTTATGCTGCATCACAGTAAATGTGTTGTCTTTAACGTTAACTGCTGTGCGTAATAATGCAACTAGATCACCACGGCGTTGTGTAGAGTGCAAAGCTAAATCAATAGCAAGCTTCAACCATTCAGGACAAACTGCATATATTTGAGCGAGTATTTCATTGCTTAAACGTTGACGAATCTTTTTAGGGCGAATTGGTTTCAAAGTTTTCTCCGCAATATTTTCATTAGCCCAACCATTAGCAACAAAATATTTAAAAATATCGATTAACAGTGATCGATGCTTTTCAGCTTGGTAAGGTGTTTGTTCTTTTAAATATGTGGCCAACATATTTAAAGAAATATCAGTACAGCTCAGTTCGCCCCAATTCTCGATATACTTATCGCAATTAGCATTGATAATTTCCAAAGTTGATTCAGCGTATGTTTTTTCAGATAGTCTAAGATCCAAAAATTCTTTTAAGCCATCCTCAAATTTTGGAATGTTATTTTCTACCTTTCGATTTACTTCGAGAATCTTTGAAACAATATCAGGGTGTCTTTTTAATGCTGCATTCAAAGCCATAGCTGCAACAATAGCTTCGTTACGATCTTTCCCAAGCGACTTTCGCTGTCCATTAGGTAACACGTATCTAAAGTATGTTGTTCCATTAGCCTTCTTGTCTGTTTCGACGTGAGGAGGGAGGTCTAAACTCCCTTTACCCCGTGGACGTGGTGTCATTTTAAATCTCAGCTAAAATTCTATCGGCAATAGAATTCCCTGTGAGTGGAGGAGATTGCAGCGCGATCTTAGGTGTTTCACTGCTATAAAATAATGGAGCTCCCCAAGTAGTACATTCAACATACCAGTGCGTGCCGATTTTTTTACCACTTAACCAACCGCGCTCAATATGATTTACTAATGTTGCACGACATGGGCGTGAATCCTCATCACTCCAATACTTTTTAGCGAAGATTGCGAGTTTTATACGTTTGATGTTACTAGACATATTTTCTCCAATCACATGGGATTATCAGTTAAAGTTTTGGTACAAAGGATTTAGTCAGCCAGATATGACTTCGTTCATCTTCACGCCTCAACATGTTCTTTGAATTCTGCAAATAATGTATTTGCGACTTTATTCATTTGACCGTCATATTGGATGCAGCCACCGCGCGGTAAGTTCTTACATTTATAAGTTGGTAAAAATTCCGCTTGCATTCCTCTCGTTATGACCCGATACCCGATATATCTGAGCCATATCAAAAATGCTTCTGACATCCACGGTTCTATCCGTTTTATATTTCTCATAGTTCACCTATGCTGGTGAAATTTGAGTAATTGTGGACTTTCTAACTGTATAAGCCTGCATGCATTGATGAGCTAAGGTGCTATCTATTGCAATCAATTCCTGTATCTGCACAAGATAGGCTTCAAGGGTATTCAAATCAGTAGCTTCTCTAATCTGTACAATTAGAGGCTTTCCCAATTCAACTAAGCGTTTGCTGATCGCCGTGATGAGAGGGAGGCGTTGCTCAGTCGTCCAGTCTAGTGTTTGTGATACCGGCTCATTTGCTTCATCAATAGATTGAGCGGTTTGAAGAAATTGAATTAGCTTTTCTAATTTATCTTCGTATGCAAATAGCTCAGTTCGCTTGTTTAGCAGTTTTAAAAAGAAATGGTCTTTATCAGAAACAGTTAGCGTATTTTCAACTTCTGCCAGCTCATTACTACTCTTAGCATTCAAAATACGATTTTCAATATCTTGGTGATGATTAGACCCAGCAACATTAATTGCTTCTTTTTGCAACTCTTTTAATTCACTAACGGATGTCTGACTTAATGAATTTTCTTTGCATCCTAAAATATGCTTTAACTGGCTTTTATCTTCACTTTTCAGATGTGAGTTTTGATCCAACATTACTCTGATGCTTTGAAGATCACTTATGCTTTTAGCTTCCTCAATTTTTAGCTTAAATGTATCGATAACATTTTCGGCTAGTTCGGCATCATTTGCCGCAGATGTCTTTTCTGAAAAAAGCACCTTTGAGGCTTCAATTCCAGATATAGGTTTTACTGGTGTTTCATTTTCAATTAAATCTAATTGATTTAATTCTTCACGCTTCGCAGCAATATCAATAAGTAAATCATCATAAATTGCTGCAAAGTGAGGGTATTTATCTTTTTGTTTTTTTACATTGATTTCCAAAGCATCAACTTCTTCAACTGTGCGAACATCATTCAAGTTATCTTTGAAAGACACTAAGGCAGATTCAGCTGAATTTTTTCTAAAGAGTTGACGTTTTTCATCGACTAATTGCTGAAAATGGTTTAAATCCTCTATTGAAAATCTATTATTATCATCAACAATACTATCTTCAATTTGAACCAAATCAGCGTTACTACCAGCAGCAGATATAGCATCAATATATTTTTTAACAGCTGTGTCTTTGAGATTAAGTGCTTTAGACTCAACATCTTTGTGTTCGTTTGTACCTAAATCCTCCGCTGATTCAATCTCTGGCTTAGATTCCTTTTTCTTGCGCGGACCACGCAATTTTTTAGGTTCTTCATCTACTGCGAAAAAATCGTAGTCAATAATTACTGGTGCTTCAACTTCGATGTTAAGCAGAGATCTGAACGCCGTTACCTGTGCAATCGCATTTGCCTCATCACGCTGAACAGATCCATTCTTGATACCAGCAACAAGCATTTCATTTTCAGGATTAAATTTGCCTTTTAGAATTTTTCCGCTGGCACCACAAAAGTAAATCTCATCTCCATTATTGAGCTCTGCTATTGCATAAGGGCGTGTAAACTCCAAGCCACCTAAAGTGATAGTTTCAATTTCAATAGCAAAAACATAATGAGGATCGAACCAGGTATCTGCTGAAACGTTATTTAGCTTTTCAAATATCTCTGATTCAACATGACGACAAACAATAGATTTACCAGCTTGTCTTGCTGCAAAAGCTTCTTGAACGGTAAGTAAATTATGCATTGTTATTTTTCCTTTTTATCAATTAGATTAAAAACCGAGCAAGAACAACGAGGGCAGACATTTGCAGTCGTACCTGTTTTTCGATCATATTTACCGGCTACAAGTTGGTTGTGTTGGCCAGCCCAGCGGCAACGGCGACATTGCCAATCTTTATTTTCATAAAAACTCATGGAAGTCTCCTTATTGCTGCTCATAACCTTTACGTGCCATTGCATCTTGAAGTTTGGAAACAGCTAATGTCATTTGATAAGCTTCATCTTCACTGGCCGCATTAATCCGAACTTCACTCCAACTAAGTTTGTTAAAAAGTTTGGTCAATGCTTTAGCTTGTACTTCATCAATGTTTTGAAGTTCGATTTTAAGATTCATGGATGACCTCCATGTTTTTAAACTCAGGTAGAGGTATTGGCTTATTGGCAAGGAAGGCATCAACCATTTCTTGGGTGAGTTCAACTTCTTGCTCGTTTTCAATTTCGTAGAAACTGAGACTTAAATTTTTTTCAGCCCAATCATTAAGTAACTTCGTTAATTCAGCCTGTGCTTCTTCTGAGATTTGATCAGAACCAGTGTTACCCTCTGAATAATCACCACAACTGTCATAAATATTGTTATCGTAGTGCTCTAGTACTTCAGCAGCATCAGGGAAAAACCGTGTTGGTGTGAGAGGTCTTTTAGTACCAGTTAAGAAAATATTGCCAACAACCATGAAGCCGTTATCTTGCATATCTTGTATGGCTTGCTCAGGGCGTGAAAAATCTGACCAGCGTTCATCACTTTGCCAACTATAAATACGTTCTGTCATTAGATAGCTCCCACTTTTCTTTTATTGATATAGGCAACAAGGGCAGCGTTAATTGCTTTGTGATCTTGGTGGATTGTAAAGTCGTTATAACCATGACCATTTATATCGGTAATTTCACCAATCTCTAGGCTAGTTATTTCAACCTTAGGTTCTGTATCAAATGTGAATTTAACTGGAATATAGAACCCACCGAGTTTAATCATTGCATCACTAGACTTGGGGGAAAGGTGAGCACCCATAACCTCAAACTCGCTGACAAACTCAAATTGGTTTGCAGGAATTGGTGCAGGCTTAGCGGATGCAGATGCTTTGTTGTTATAAGCAACTAATGCAAGGAAAAGAGAGATAGTTATTACAATCCATGTACCGATTGCACCCGCCGTGAAACGGAATGCAGGATTGTTTAACAGTGAAGATTGTTTCATAATGAGACCTCATAAGATGCTTTGCATCTGTTGTGTGAAAAGCCCCGTGTTCCGCCAAGAATGTTCGGGGCTTTTTGTTGTGTATGAGATTTAGTTTATCAAAGGAAACTTTTAAGTCAAGAATAAATTTCCTATAGGAAACATTAATTATTCTTTTAGGAAACTAGGATGCTTTAATAGGCAAAAGAAAACCCACACTAGGTGGGTTCGCAGTATTTAATTTTATAACAACTATATATCTTCAGACGCTATACTTATCTAAAAGCTCATCAATCCAGCCTTGTGCCTGCTCCAAGTTGCTTATATCAACTAATTTTAAAGTAGTACCTTCAGCTTCATTAAAACCCTCGATAATGGCTTCAAAGATGTTTGCTTCACTAATAACTTCACGAGCCATTTCAGCAGAGTCATAGCTTTGCTTAGCTTTTTTTAGTGATGCTATTTGTTTATCAATACCTTCACCTATTTTTGCTAATGCTGCTTTAAATTCTTGCTTATTAATGGTTAGAGTTGTTTTAGATTTATTTAGAGTTGCAATCATTGGTTTTCCTATAATTTTAATACTTAAACAATCGATTATGGGCTACTACAACGCCAATTATTGATATATCAATTTGAGTGGAGTTGAGTGTGGGGAAATCGGGGTTTAATGGAACAAGTTCAATTACATCTACACCAAACTCGTTGACTCCTATTACTCGGTATTTTTTAAACGTTGTTCTAGCTAAACCGTGCTGGATCTCTTGAGCAATCACAAGCGATCCAGGTTTAGCTTCTAAAGATCCATCAACTACAAGTTCATCACCTGGCATAAACTCTGGTGCCATACTCAAGCCTTCAACAAGTAAAGAAAATACACATTCTGGGTGTGGTCCTTCATAAGTTGTCCAGCTAGAACCCAATGCATTTACTCCATCATAACCAACTTCACTTAATAGGCCTGCTTGAACATAATCAAGTAAACGAATTTTTCTCAATGATTTTTCTGATGCTCTCACATTTGTATAGTTTTCATCACCTTTGGAAAATTCTTCTTTGCTAAGTTTTTTAGATTCGTCGCCATTAATAATCCATGACTCAGTTGTTTTTAAAATTTCAGCTAATTTTGTTAGGTTCTCACCGTTGGGTGTATTTATTCCTGAAACCCACTTGGAAACCGTACCTTTTGATAAACCGTACTTATTAATCAAATCAACTTGTTTGATGTTCAATTCGCGCATTCTCAAAGCTATGCGATCAGATATGTCGCTCATAAAAAGTTTCCAATTCGTATGGGGCTAGGTTTCCTATAGTAAACCTATGCATTGACCTTAAAATAAACTTATGGTTTACTAATAGAAACTAAATAGTTTATAAGAGTAAACCATGACTGTAGATGAATTAAAAAAAACTCTAAATGTCACCTCTGACAAAGAGTTAGCCGAGCTCTTCAAACGCAGCAAAGGACAAATTAGCAAGTGGCGATCCAGTGGCATACCAGATCAGGTTTTGGACATTATTAACGCTATGATCAACAAAAAAGTCGCAATCAATTAATTGTTTAGGAACAACCATGAGTCTTGAAAAAGAAGATCTTCGTTTGAAGATGCTCCCAGACATGATGGAGCGTTTGTGACTTATCGCAGATGTTCGTGGGAAAGATTATGCACATCAAGCAATTATCCTTTTAGAAAAAGCAATTATGGGTGATTACCACGAAGTTAGCTTAATGCTTGAAAGGGCAAATAAAAATAGGAAGAAAAGGGAGAGTTTGGGATTAGTTGGTCGCGTTGGGGTTAACCCAGATTCACAAATTTTAGAAATAAAAAAAGCCTGATGTCGGATATCAAGCTTTTTTGTGTTCGTCAACCAGTGAGATTTAGAACATGACAAATTTACCAAACCTACCACTTGATAACAATACCAATTTCGTGACAGGTGATTTCGTTGTTCTTACACCTGAAGCAGGAACAGATGTATTGCTAGAAATCATTGAGCATAAATATACATCTGATACTTACAGAGTAAGAAATGTACTAACTGGCTCATGTGGGCCAATTCATAAAAATCAGATTCGTTATGCAACCAAGGCGGAAGTAAAAGCTAAACGCCGTTCACCTGAACCTGTTGAGTTATTTATCTCATCTATTCGTGAAATTCCTTTTCGAATGTACCCACCTCCAGCAACTGCAATTCTAGATATGGGTGATGTAACCAATATTAGCAAACATGTAAGTCCGCTATGCCGTGTAATCAATAAAACCTATATGACGGATGTTATTGACCATTTAGTACGTGCACACAAGGCACATCAGGAGATCTCATGACTCCTAACGGCGCAGGATTTATTGAATCAGATGGCACTTATTGGAAGTGTGAAAAGAACATCTGGTGGCACTGGAACGAAAGTTTTCAACGTTGGTGCCAATACGTAGGAATAGTAAATCAAAATTTTTTAGATGTGCGTATGCCATTGATGGTAGGTGAAGCGTGAATGATGAGATTTTAAGAAAAATTAAACGCTGCATGGAGCTTTCAAGATCATCCAACGAGCATGAAGCTGCATTAGCACTAAAGCAAATGCAATCACTCATGCAAAAACATGGTTTTAATGAAAAACATGTTAAAGCTGCCGATGTTTGTGAATCAATGTATGAGCTAAAAGTGCAGAAGCCTGCTCAATGGATTTTGGATTTACATAATGCAATTGGTCAAGCACTAGATTGCGCTTCAGTAATTAGCCATTGCAAGTATTTTAATTCTGACCTTGTGTTTATTGGTGTTGGTTCAAGTCCTGAAATTGCAAATTACGCTTTTGAAGTGTTATTTCGAAAGCTAAAACAAAACCGTGCAGAATATATTGAAAACAGTCTATTTCGCTATAAGCGTGCTAATAAAACAAAACTTGCAGATGCATATTGTACTGGTTGGGTTCAAAACGTTTACTCAAAAGTGAAGAACTTAAACCCTAATTTAGAAATTAAGGAGAAAGTTGAAGCGTACAAGGAAACCAAATTAAAAAACTTCAACCCAGATAATACATTTGGCAGTTTTAAGCGGTTTGATCGTGAGGATGGTCGCGCTATTGCAGCTATGTCTGATGGCTACAATGAATCTAAAGATGTGAATATTTTTGTAGCCACAGGGCATAAAGAGCAAAAACAATTAGGTGGTGGCGCATGACAAATGACATTACTCTAATTCGTTTAATAGATGCCATGAATGAGCGCCCAGTGGCATTCAACCGCCACTACGTTGCTTTAGGCTGTGGTATCAATGGTGCGTTGATGCTTTCTCAGATGGTTTATTGGTCTAAGAAATCTAATGCTGACGGCTGGTTTTATAAGACCATTGATCAATGGGAGGAGGAGACAGGATTAAGCCGTTATGAACAAGAGGGAGCACGTAAAAAGCTACGTGATTTAGGCTTTATTATTGAATTAAAAAAAGGTGTTCCGTGTAAAGTTCATTTTAAAGTTGATCAAGATGCACTTTATAAAGCATTGATCAATCTTGTATCAAAACCTGAAGAAACTGAACAAAATACAGGTGAAAATTCGGACAGTTCAGTATGTGGAAATTCCACAAACCAGTATGCGGAAATTCCACAAACTGGATTGCAGCAAACCACCAAACTAGAATGCGGAAATTCCACTAACAGTGATGCGGAAATTCCACAAACTATTACAGAGAGTACACAGAGAGTACAACAGAGAAGTAAGAATAACTTCACCGATGACTTTGAGAAGTTTTGGAATACATACCCAAGTTGCCAACGCAAAACCAAAAAAAATGAAGCGTTCAAAACTTTTGAAAAACTTAAATCTCATTTTGATTTAAATCTTTTGATTTCAATTCTTGATCTGATGACTCGATCAGATACTTGGATTAAAAACGATGGTGAGTTTATTCCTGCACCCCAGGCTTGGTTGAATCAACGTCAGTGGGAAAATGAATTTTGGATTAAGCGATTAAGCCAACAACCGACCACGGTTACATCATCACAGCAAGAACAAGCACCTGCACGTTTCACACCTGAACGTGTTCGCTTTGGACAGGGGCTTTAGTAATGAGTGCAGTTGAAAATTTATTAGATGATCGCTTAAAAGATCAACAATGTGAAATTAGTGTTTTAGCTTGCTTGATTACATATCGTGATTGCTTGGAGTATCTAGGTCAAATGACGGATTCGTTATTTACGCTTAGAACTCATCAAGTCATCTTCAATGCGATTAAAAAATCATTTGAGTCTGGGAACCATATAGACGAAGTAACACTCCTAGGCGCGATTCATTCATTGGGCGGCGATGCAATAGGTGTAAATGAGCGCTATGTCATCGACTTGCTTGCAGATGCACCTAGATCACACCTTTCACATTTCCCAACATACTTGAAACGTTTACAAGATTTAGCGGCCCGCCGTGCATTACGTGATGCAGCTGATAAAACCAAGATATTGGCAAATGATCTTAGCAATGGATCTGCTGATGATGCGATTGCTAAAGCAACAAATTTACTCAGTGACATTGGTACAGGTAACGAGTCTGACAATGTTGAGCATATCGTTCATTCAGCAATTAATGTTTTTGAAGAAGTTGCAAGAATGCAGGAGGAGAAATTAGCAGGGAATTACAAAGTTCGTGGGGTAACAACTGGCTTTGTAGGATTAGATTTAAAATTAAATGAAATCGCACCAGGTGATTTAATAATTATTGCAGCACGTCCGTCTATGGGCAAAACGGCGTTTGCGCAAAACATTGCTGCCCACATTTCAACAAATCTGGCTAAACCTGTTTTGTTTGAATCATGCGAGATGAAGAAAGTAAAAATTGCTCGCCGTTTTATTGCTGCAATGGGTAACGTTGAATTAAGTCGATTGCAATCAGCTGATATCCGCCCAGAAGATTGGCAAGGTATGCAACAGGCGACAATGATTCTTCAGAAAGCACCTATCGAAATGCATGATAGTGATGTAACACTTTTTGACATTCGCCGTCATGCACGCCAAACCAAAAAGATTCATGGATCTATTGGTGCAATCTTTGTTGATTACCTGCAACTGATCAAAACTCCAAATCTTCCTGCAAGCGTTTCTGAAAATGATCGTTTGACTCATGTCTCCAATGGTTTGAAAGCAATTGCTATGGAATTTGATTGTCCGGTTTTTGCTTTGTCGCAACTCAGCCGTGATGTTGAGAAACGTCCTAATAAACGGCCAGTGCTTTCTGATCTACGCGGATCAGGTGCACTTGAACAAGATGCAGATGTCATTCTGTTTTTATATCGAGACGAATACTACAACCAAGACAAATCTAAATTTCTGGGATTGCTAGAAGTAAATGCAGCCAAGTGTCGTGACGGCGCTGTTGGCAAAACATTTTTGTGCTCAGAACTTGAATATAGCCGCTTTTCTAATGTGGCCAGTCACCAGTTAGAAAGCCTTGAACGAATGGAAGGTGCAGCGTGATAGGACAAGAGAATTCAAAGTCATTCAACAAGTTTTTGTTGTTTATCTTCATTTTGATGTTTTGTGTGGCGGTCAGAGGGTGTGGAGCATGAAAAGTACTAAATATGATTGGTCTAACGTTCCTGCTCAAATTAATTGGATTGCTACTGATCAAGGAGACATCGAACTTCATTTCACAGAGAAACCATACATTGCACACGACATATTCTGGTGTGTTAGTCATGAAGCCTTTTTAGTTGCAATGCATAGTCCGAGCCAATTTAGAGGAAATTGGAAAGATTCACTTGAACAACGTCCAGAGGAGCAAAGTCAATGAAAAAAAAGAACATAGAAAATAAAGTTTTAGTTAAGTGTTCACACGGTTATGACGTAGCGTGTTTGTTTTGTGGTTTTGGTCAAGATGAAAAGGGCAATCGCATCTATCATGCTAATTACAACCCAGAACAAATCATTATAGGTATTGATCCTGATTTAGAAAAATCAGGTGTAGCTGTTAAATGGGTTGATGCATTAAGTTTAAACAACCTTACCTTTGTTGAATTAAAAGATTTAATTGAGCGTGACCAGTCAATTATAAAAAAGGTAGTTGTAGAAGCTGGATGGTTAAATGAAAAAGCAAACTTCCACAACCGACCAAACCAATCAAAAACAGCTGGTGAACGAATTGCTAAGAATGTCGGTGAGAATCACGCCGTAGGAAAATTAATTGTTCAGCTTATTGAGAGTATGGGCATACCAGTTCAACAGCTTAAACCAATTAGATCAAAACTAACTTCAAAAGACTTTAACCGTATAACTGGATGGAACAAATCATCTAACCAAGAACAGCGAGATGCCGCTATGTTGATATGGGGAATGTGAAATGGGTAGCGCTATAAATAAAGATTTGAAAAAAGACCAAGTATCAAATATTGAATGGCTTGGAAAACAAATGAGAGCTAAGACAGCAAATTTTGAAATGTGTACCCAAGATACGAATCTTGAGCCGATTAGGTGGGAAGATAGATGCGGCGTTTATGCAATGATGGGCACCCAACAAGCAAAAGCACTTGCGGCATTATATGTATGGGGGCATAAGGAGAAAAATGCCTATGAGTTATTAATTAATTACTTAGCAAATATTATGTTTAATCAAGCTCAACTTGATGGTAAAGGTGAACCAAAGAATATCTCATTAAAAGATTTATCATTGCTTGTAGCTAGAATGATTTTAGAGTTTGCTTTAGACGAAAACTTAGAAACTAATTTTACAGCAAAAGGACGTTTGTATTTTGCAGGAATAGGAGAGGATCGTTTGTCTTATGATGCATATCGTAAATCATGGCTTAAGTATGAAAGTGAAATGCAATTAGCGATTTATAGTGTGCGTTGGGAGGTTGAAAGCTCAATTGAGAAATACCGTAAAAATCTTAAGAGGTTTGCATAAGAAATAGTTACATAGAGCCTATTCCGTTTAAATGAGAATAGGAGTATAGTTTTTATATACTGGTCGTACTTCAGATCAAAGAAAAAAGCTCATCGAAAGGTGGGCTTTTTTGCATTCTGTGATATAAATTTATCTCTATTCATTAAGTTGGGGTGGAGATGTCATTTATAGAATTCTTGTTAATATCATTAGCACCATCATTACCTTTAGGCATTATTATCTTTTGCTTTAAAAATTGGTTTTTAGAAAGATTAAAGAATAGTATAAAACATGAATATGATCTTTCACTAGAAAAATTTAAAGGCGAGATAAAGTTTGAAAATGATCAAGAGCTGGAAGAAATAAAAGCCTTATTAAAAAAGCAAACAGATGTGAATTTAGAAGATTATAGATTTAAAATAGAGCTCAGGAAAAAGTGGCTGAATGATGTTAGAGAAGCAAGTATTGAATATCTATTTTTAATCAGAGGGCAAATCAATACTGTTCAAGAATATGTTGTTGAATGCCAACTCACACAACATAATTTAAATGAAGAAAAATATAAAACTTCATTAGCAAAGGTATCTAGTGCAACTGTTAATTTAGACTCAATAACATTTAAGATTGAAACTCTAATTTTCAAATCTGATTCTATTGGGTCTGAGATTTTAAAAAATATGGCAAAGATAAATGATCTCTTAGGAAAAATGACGTTACATCATCACTCAACAAGAGAGCCGATTTTAAGTAACAGCGAAAGATATATTGATTTGCAAAAAAATATTAATGCTTTCAAGATAAATATTATGAGCTTACTGAAACAAAAGAATGAAAATCTATAATGTTTATAGCCTCCTTCGATAGGTTTTCTTTATGCTCTTCCATTGATGGTCAATAAAAACCCCACTCAATTTGGTGGGGTTTAATTTTTAGATTACTAATTGCAGATTTTTACCCAGTGCTTTTAATGCTTCAGCTATAGAGTCGATTTTAGTCGCATGGCTTAGGTTAGTCATACGATTAATTTCTTGTCTTGGCTTATTAAGCATTTTACCAAGTTGGCTTTGACTCACGTTTTGCTCAAGCATGGTATTAAGCAGAAGCACCTTAGACCAAACGCTTAAAGGTAGCTCAATAACAACTTCATCGTCTAATGGTTCGGATGGCATTGGTACAGGTCGTTGATCTTCGAAATAAAAATCCAAAGCATCTATAAGGGCATCAACAGCTTGAGACTTAGCCTCATCCATTGAATACCCTTGAGTCAATGCTTCAGGTACATCACGAAAGCTGACGATATAACAGCCAGTATCGGGATTTAAATCAAACTTTGCAGCGTAGTACATAGTTACACCTCATTAGTGAATCATCGTGACTTACTTAGGTTAGAAACCGAGGGCTAACCCTCGATCTCCAATTGTTTTTTTATTGCTTTCACTAAGTAATCATCTATTTCAGTGTGTCTTGGGATTGTGCTTTGTTTATAGTTTAAGTAGACCTTTGTATGTTTACCGCCTTCTTTAAACTCTGCACCCAATTCACTAAGAAACTTGATTAGGTCACGTCTTTTCACTTTTTCCTCTTATCGTTGAACATGAATTTATTGTAAACAATTTTGATGACAACGTCAACAAAAATGATGACATTATTTATGAATATATATAGGTGTCCAATGAACAGAAAACAGAAGAAAGCAAAGCGTTTGAATGCAACGGCTCATAAAAAGAAGCAAGCACATGTTCAACTAACACCAAAACAAAACGAAGATATTTATAAGTGGGAAAGGGAAAATCATTACAAGATTTGGGATGATGAATTGCTTGAAACAGATAGTGAGAGCAACGACTTTATCAAGATAGTAAAAATTGCTCTTTGGATTGTTTTGATTGTCACTGTAGGTTTATTCATTCGCCATTTTGGGTGATGTTATGAAAGAAAAAGAGACAAAGTATTACATTAATTTGTATGCCGCTGAGATTAGTAAATATCAAAATTTATCTCGTTCAATGATGACCATGAGTGAGATGATAATGGTAGATAATAAGATCTTACAGCTAAAAGAACGTATCAAAAACTTGCGGTCAGTATCACATGTTTGAGAAACCTAAAATGGAAAATATGGTTTGAAACCATTCATAACCTTGAGGTTAATGGCGCGAAATTATTTTGGTTATTGGGGTGAGTGAGTATGTTGGGCATATCAATAGCATCTGATGTACGAAACCAAATAAGACAAGTAAGCAACGAATATAAAAAGCAAGTTGCATTCGCATTAGTAAAGACAGTAAATGAATTGGCTCAAATAGCATTAGTTGAGGAAAAGAAAGGTTTAGCATCGTTCTTTGATAATCCAACGCCGTTTACAGTTAATTCAGTTGCTATTAAATACGCAAAGAAAGGCAATCCAACTGCAACCGTTTATGTAAGACCTTTAGCTGCTCGATATATAGCGCCGTATGAATATGGTGGAAAGCAGTTTCTAGGCGCGAAGCCTGCTGACCTTGTACCCATATCTGTTGCTGCTAACCAATATGGCAATTTACCGCGTAACACCATCAAAAAATATCTGAATAGGAAAGATGTGTTCTTGGGAAAGGTTGGTTCTATATATGGACTATGGCAAAGACCTACAGTTCAGACTGGAAAACGTAAGGGCGGTAAGACAGCCAATACTACAGGCAAGCTTAAATTGCTTGTGTCGTTCCATGATCCAGTAAATACACAGAAACGCTTGAACTTCGGTTCGAGAGCAAACGCCGTTGTGACACGTAACATTAAATCAGTATTTGAAAGACAACTTGCCGCAGCAATAGCATCAGCAAGATAGGATAAGCAGATATGAGTCCATTAACTGTTTTACTTTGGTTGGCATGTGCATTTTTATTTATTAGCTTAATTGCAGTGCCTTGCATCTTTGTTTACATGAATAAGCAGCGTAAAAAGTCTTTAAAGGAATATCAAGCCATGCGAAATAGCCACCGTCTAACCCAACACAAGATCAACCTTGACCAAAACACAAAAGGTACTTCCCAAGGGGGTTAAAAACACGGGGGATTGCGCATCGTGGTTTTCGACTAGCTATCAAATTTTTCAAGTTGGGTAACACAGGTAACAGGTAACATGAAACAGTCAGAATTTGCCCGATTACATAAAGTCTCTCGTAAGACAGTTACGACATGGAAAAACAAAGGATTAATCATCTTAAACGATGATGGCACGGTAGATGTAGAGAAAAGCAATGAGTTGTTAAAGCAAAATCGTAGTGGTAAATATCAGGATGAATCACCCGAAATAAAAAAAAAGATAGTAAAGAGGAAGGTGTTACCTCTTTTGATGTGGTAACAGATTTTGAGTTTTTAGGTAACACTTCTCATGGTAACAGTGAGGGTAACAACTCTGGTGAATATGTTCATGTCGATCGCATGGATTCTAATGACGATTATAACAACCTCAGTCGATTTGAAATCGATCGACTACTTCAAATTGAAAAGCTAAAAGAGCAAGAACAAAAAGCAAAGGCTGCCCAATTTGATACTGATATTCGTGAGGGCAAGCTGCTGTTAGCTGAGGACGTTGCAAAACACGATGCTGAAGTTGGATCTCAATTGAAGAAAAAACTTTTAGCTTTACCAACGGAATTGGCAGTAAGGCTGGCAGCTCTAAGTTCACCTGCCGAAGTGGAGGGCTTATTAAGGGCTGAAATTACCAGTGCGCTTAATGAGTTTTTAGATGCCTATGGAGTTCATTATTCGTGATAGCTTGGCGGATGCTTTAAGACCGCCACCTGTATTAACAGTCAGCCAGTGGTCAGAGAAGAATATGGTATTGTCTGCTGAATATTCAGCAAGTACAGGTCGTTTTCGTTCATATCCATATCAAGATGGAATCATGGATGCTTTAACAGATCCAAAAAATAAGACTGTTACTGTAATGAAATCTGCGCGGGTGGGTTATACACAGATTTTAAATAATGCATTTGGTTATTTTACTCACCATGAACCTTCACCTATTTTAATTGTTCAACCACGTAATTCTGATGCTGAAGATCATTCTAAAGGTGTAATTGCACCAATGTTGCGTGATGTGCCTGTACTTGCTGAGATCTCAAATGATCCAAAAAGTAAGGTATCAAGTCAAACCATACTAAAAAAGACATTTAAGAATGGTTCAAGCGTTAAGTTAATCGGTGCAGATTCGCCTGGTGGTTTTCGCCGTGTCACAGTACGTGTAGTGATGTTTGATGAGATTGATGGTTATCCAACTGGTGGTGCTGGTGCAGAAGGTGATCAGATTGCACTAGGTATTAAGCGTACTGAAACATTTTGGAACCGCGTTATTGTTCTTGGATCTACACCAACAGTAAAAGGTGTTAGCCGAATTGAAAAATCTTGGCTTAAAAGTGATATGCGCCGCTTTTTTGTACCATGTCCACATTGCCAAACTACCCAAGTTTTAGAATGGGGTGGACCTGATATACCCCACGGAATTAAGTGGAAACGTAATGAATTGGGTGAGTATATCGATGATTCAGCCTATTACGCTTGTATCAATGGCTGTGTAATTGAGGAGCACCACAAAGAATGGATGATACGGCACGGGGAGTGGGTTGCAACAGCACCATTCCGAGGATATGCAGGTTTTCATATTTGGTCTGGTTATTCACTATTACCCAATGCAGGTTGGTCTAGATTAGTTGAGGAATGGCTCAATGTTCATAAAGATCCATTACAGCGCCAAACTTTCTACAACTTAGTTTTAGGTGAGCCATATGAAGATAAAGGCGACCATGCACTTGCTGAGAACAAACTTTTAGATCGTTGTGAAGTTTGGGCGGATGAAGTCCCATTTGGTGTTGGTGTCTTAACAGCAGGTATCGACTTCCAGTATGACCGTTGTGAAATTGAAGTGGTCGGATGGGGGCGTTATGAAGAATCATGGTCAATTGCCTATGAAACGATTCACGGAGATATTGATGATCCAGAGTTTTGGGAAAAGTTAGATAGGTTTTTATCTAAAAAATTTAGACGTGATGACGGTCGTCCATTTGAAATTGCAGCCGCATGTCTAGACTCTGGTGGTCAGGAAGGTCATACCCAGAAGGTTTATGACTTTAGTAAAGCTAGAATTGGTCGCCGGGTTTGGGCAATTAAAGGTGAATCTGCTCGAGGAGGTAAACGTTCACCGATATGGCCAACTAAGAAACCAACTAGTCGTACTAAGAAAACGTTTAAGCCAATTATATTAGGTGTCAATACTGCAAAGGATGTTATTCGTAGCCGGTTGCATATCGAGAGTTCAGGACCTGGTTATATGCATTTTCCTGCGGATCGTGATTTGGGGTATTTCCAACAATTAATAGCTGAACGTTCTACACGGAAAGAAATTGGCGGACAAAATTACCGTATATGGGAGTTGCCTGCTGGACGTGCTAACGAAGCTTTGGATTGTCGAGTGTATGCCTATGCCGCTTTAAAAGGTTTAGAACATTTTGGACTTAAATTGAATCAACGGTGTGAAAGAATGGAAAATCAGGATTTTGAACCGATGCCACCACTACAACACGCTGAAGATTCAGATATGGTTATAGAAAGTGGTAATGATCATTTACAACAATCACAAGGTGTTAGTGTAACTACTAAGACTGAAAAACCTAAACGCCAGTCATTAGCTGAACGAATGGCAGCAATGAACAAATAGCCTCGCACTCTGCGGGGCTTTTTATTGGATAACTTTTATGTATGACTCAAGCACTTCACCTTTAGCGGGTATGACTCAAGTTCAATTACAGGCTGCGCTTTTAGCAGCTCAGAAAGCCTACATTGAGTTGATGACTGGCGGTAGAGCAGTTGAACTCTCTTATGCTCAGGGTGATGGATCTCGCACAGTCAAGTACGAAAAAATTGATCAACAAATGTTAGAGCAATTTATTGAAATGTTGAAAAGGCAGCTTGGTATGCCTTATCAGCGGAGACGACCATTGCGGTTTAGATTTACAAGGCGGTAAAGATGGCGACTAAAAATGATTCATCTACTGTGCGTATTTTAGATGTGCATGGCAATCCAATTGTTCAAAAGACAAAAGCTTTGGCAGGCAATGAGGGATTCTATAGTTCGCCATATGATGCTGCTGGTTATGCCAGTGAACATACAGCGGGATGGCAACCAAGTTTGGGTTCACCTGATGGTGAGTTGAACATGTACCGCGACCGTATCGTGTCGCGTGCACGTGATCTTGTAAGAAATGATGGTTGGGCAAATGCTGCTGTAACACGAACTTTAGACAATGTAATTGGTCCAGAGTTCAGACCGTTAAGTAAGCCTGACTATTATGGTCTGCAACAAGTTACAGGTGTCAAAGGTTTTGATCATGAGTGGGCTGAAGAGTTCGGTCGTGCTGTAGATGCATATTGGCGATTATGGGCAAACGATGTAAACCGTTACTGTGATGTGGAACGTTGTTTGACTGTTTCACAAATGATCTACCTTGCATTTCGCCATAAGATTATTGACGGGGATTCACTTGCTTATTTGAAGTGGTGCCCTGAAAAGGTTGGATATGGAAAGGCTTATTTTGCAACTACGATCCAAGTTATTGACCCAGATCGTCTGAGTAATCCTAATTATCAATTTGATCAACGCTATTTACGTGGCGGTGTTGAGATTAATGATGATGGAGCGCCAATCGCTTACCACATTCGCAAAGCACATCAAGGTGACTGGTTTAATGCTGATAAGTCAGTGGAATGGGATCGGATAGAAAAAGAAACTGATTGGGGGAGACCAATCATCGTACATGACTTTGATCATGACCGAGCATCACAACATCGTGGTGGTAATGGCATTCTAACCCCTGTTCTTGAACGATTGAAAATGCTGATTAAGTACGATGGTACTGAGTTGGATGCAGCTATCGTTAATGCAATCTTTGGTGCATATATCACAAGTCCTTTTGATCAAGGTCTAGTTGAGGAGGCAATGGGTGGTTTTGGTGATGATGTTGCTGGCGGTCTAATGGCTTATCAAAATTTCAGAGCTGATTACCATGCATCTAGTCGCACAAAGCTTGGTGGGGTGCGGATGCCAATTCTGGCACCTGGTGAGTCAATCAATACTGTTTCTGCCCAGCGTCCAAATTCAAATTTCGCAAGTTTTGAATCTGCTGTTTTACGCAATGTGGCAGCAGGTACAGGAATGTCTGCACAGCAGATTAGTCAAAACTGGTCTGAGGTGAATTATTCATCTTATAGAGCAGCAATGCTTGAAGCATGGAAAACATTCAATCGTCGACGTTCTTTCTTTTCAACAGGTTTTTGCCAACCTTTGTTTTCGGCTTGGTTAGAAGAAGCTTTTGAAATCGGTAATTTACCATTGCCAGCTGGTGCACCTGATTTTGTCCAATATCGCAGTCTTTATGGACGTTGCAAATGGATGGGACCAGGGCGCGGCTATGTTGATGATGTGAAAGAAAAGCAAGGTGCAATTTTAGGGATGGATGCTGGTTTAACGACATTAGAAAAAGAAGCAGCTCAGCTTGATGGTGCTGATTATCGTGAAATCCTTGATCAACGTGCAAATGAGGTACGCATGTTTAAAGAGCGCGATTTACCTTTACCGAAATGGACTGGTGAAGGTGAGGCGTCAGATCCTCCTGCAAAACAACAAACTTCATTACCTGAGGCAGATTAATAATGAAACGTTTTGGATTTTTGGCACAGCGTTTATTCAATGTGCCTTTAGCTGTTCACCCTGCAAAAGCTGAAGTCGTAATTGCGGCTTTATCAGAAAAGTTAGGTATTAGCCATATCCAACGAGCAGCCATGATGGAAGATGATGATTATGAGTTCTCATCACCAGCACGTAAGCAACAAGCGGGTTATGAAGTTGTGGCCGGTATTGCAATCATTCAAATTGAAGGAACCTTAGTTCAAAAACTTGGCTCTCTTCGACCCTACAGCGGAATGACTGGATACGATGGCATTCGTCAAAACTTATATGCAGCAATCAATGATCCAGATGTTAAAGCGATCATGCTAGACATTTGTTCACCAGGTGGTGAGGTGGCGGGTTGTTTTGATCTCGTTGACGCTATCTATGAAATACGCGGCAAGAAACCGATTTGGGCAATTTTGAATGAATATGCCTATTCGGCAGGTTACGCAATTGCAAGTGCAGCCGACTATATCACTGTACCACGCACAGGTGGAGTTGGATCCATTGGTGTAATTACCATGCATATAGATATGTCGAAAGCCATTGATGCCGCAGGTTTGAAAGTTACTTTCATTAATTTTGGTGAACGTAAAACAGATGGTGCCTCAGAGCTAGAACTAGCTCCTGAAGCGTTGGCGCGATTCCAATCTGATATTAATCAGATGGGGGAGCTTTTTGTTAATACGGTTGCACGCAATCGTAATCTTGATGCTGAAAAGGTAAAAAAGACCGAAGCAGCAACTTTCTTGGGACAAAATGGTGTTGATTTAGGTTTGGCTGATGCAGTCATGTCGCCTGATGCAGCATTTGCAGCCCTTTATGAAAAAATAAAGTAGGAGCTTTAAATGGCTAAGCAAACTAAGCAACTGAAAAAGAAACGTACTGTTTCAGCGGCAGCACCATTCGCAAGTTTTATGCGTATTGCTGCGGAAGATCAGACTGAGCAAGATGAACAAGCACGACGTGCTGAGAAGGAAGAAGAGTGGGCAAAAAAAGCTGAAACGGATCCTGATCGTGAACAGTTAGAAGATGAGTCTGATGACGACTATGCCGCACGCATGGAAGAAATGGACGATGAAGAAGCTGAAGGGGAAATTAAAGATGATCCTGAAGCAGAAGATGAAAAGGATGATGAAAAAGCAAAAGCCATCCGATCTTCTGAACGTGCTCGTTGTGCACAGATTGTTGCTTACGGTATTAAGTCGGGCAATGTGAATCAAGCAGCAGTACTGGCTTTTGACACCTCATTGTCGGCATCACAGGCTATTTCAACAATGAAAGCATCACAAATGGATGTAGGTGCATCTTCTACTCAAAATGGTCTACATGGTCGTATGAGTAATGTACCTAATCATAATGTTGGAAATCATATGCCAGCAGCTGGTGGTCGCCATGCCAATAAAGATCAGGCTACAGCTTCAAGCATTTTAGATTCTGTAAACGCTGCACGCGGTTAATTGGGGAAAACTTATGACAGATTATACAAATAATCCTTGGATGCCAGGTGTTGTTACTGATGCCTTTATTCCAGATCAACTGATTGCAGGTGATTTAAAGCTTGTAACTGATACGGTTTCTGTTGGTGGTAGTGCGGTTCATCCACGCGGTACTGTTTTGGGAATGATCACTGCAACAGGTGTGTGGATTCCATCAGTTAAAACTGCAACAGATGGTTCTCAAGTACCAGCAGCAATCTTAATAGATCAATGCGATACAACGATTGTATCTCCACAAACTGCGGGTATTTATGTAATGGGCGAATTTAATTTCAATGCCATTACCTATGATGTGAGTTGGGGTGTTAAGGGTAGTCCAGCTGCATTGGCTGCATTAAAAACCGCATTTGTACCAACAAATATTTTCATCAAAACACCAGTATCCGCTAACGATCCGACTTAATCACAATTACTTAAATTTCTTAAAAGGGCTGCTTATGCAGCTCTTTTTTTTGGAGAAAAATTAATGGCAGGTCAAAGTAATATGACAGTTTATTCAACTGCTACATTAGTTGCAGTTGTACCAAACTTAAAACGTGCGCAGAAATTCTTATTAGATCGTTTCTTCCCAGGTCTAGTTCTTTCTGATACCGAGGAAGTTGATATTGATGTCGATGTCGGTAAACGCCGTTTGGCACCTTTTGTTTCACCACTGGTGGAAGGCAAATTGGTTGAAGGTCGACGTTATCAAACCAATCGTTTTAAACCCGCTTATATCAAAGATAAGCGTGCACCAGATCTACGCCGTCCTGTGCGTCGTGCAATTGGTGAAAAAATCGGTGGGGGTGATTTATCTGCTCAACAACGTTATGAAGCAAATCTTGCATTTGAGATGGAAGACCAAGTTGATATGGTTGATCGCCGTTTGGAATGGATGGCGGCTCAAGCATTAACAACTGGAACAGTTACTGTTACAGGTGAAGGCTTTCCAACTCAAGTAATTAATTTTGGTCGCGCTGCTTCTTTAACAGTGACTTTATCAGGTGCTGCTAAATGGGGGCAACCAGGTGTTTCTCCATCAGCCGACATTGAGAAATGGCAACATGAAATTCTCAAGAAATCAGGTGGTCAAGCAAATGACATCGTTTTCACTGTGACCTCGTGGGCCCACTTTATTGCTGATGAAAAAGTAAGTAAAGCGGTTTGGTATCCTGGTGGCGGTGGTAAAGAAAATGACATCAACATCGGTGCACAAACTCAACGCGGTGCAGTTTATAAAGGTAAATGGGGACAGTATGACTTATGGTTGTACAACGACTGGTATGTTGACCCAGTAGATGATGTTGAAAAACCAATGGTTGTAGATGGTACGGTCATTATGTCAGGAATTGACTTGATGGGTACTCGCGCATTTGGTTTGATCATGGACCCTTCATTTGCTTATGCACCTATGGCCTACGCGCCTAAAATGTGGCTTAACCAAGATCCAGCTCAAATTTTCTTAATGATGCAATCAGCACCATTAGTCATTCCATCACGCGTAAATGCTAGCTTTGCAGCTAACGTTTGTGATCCAGTCGTGAACTAAGGGGTAAAGCATGAAGTATGTAGTTTGTACGGGTAAAACAGTTACCCATGGTGTTCTAGGAAAAGGGTCTGTTGTAGAAACACAGACCTTTAGCGCTGGTGATCTAGTAACAATTACTGATAAGAAAGAACTGGAACGTTTGCTTAAATCAGGTGTTATTCGTCCTTTGGAAGATGTTTCTGAAGAAGAGGATGAAAAAGAAGGGGAATAACTATGCCTGTGGATTGGCAAAGTAAAGTTCTATCTCCATTGGGGGCTGCTTTCGGGCAGCCTATTTCTTATCTCCCTGTCAAAGACAGATATAACGTTAAGCACCAGCTTGTGGGTATTTTTGATGAAGCCTATACCGACATTAATATTGTTGATGGTCTGAGTGTGACCTCAGTCAGTCCGTGTATTGGTCTTAATCTTGCAGATCTACCAGTGGCACCGCGACAAAAAGATCAAATTTTGATTTACGCCTCTTTTGGCGCACCTCTGACCGATACGTTTTACATCGTTAAAAAGGTGATGCCTGATGGTCACGGTGGTTGTCGTTTAATGCTTAATGTCGCACCTAAGCCTTGTGACATTACTTCGGAAGATGGGACACAAGATCAATGATTCCTGAATTATCCATGCTTTTCCGCCGTCAAATGCGGATAGCTGTAGTTTCTGCACTGCAAAAAGCAGATTTATGGGTTGATGATGAACCAGTTTCGATTAATTCGCCGGGCAATTGGAGTTTGCAGCATTTAAAGGATGAATGCGGACTGCCTGCAATTCTGGTGAGAACTGGGACAGAGGGGAAAGCTTCAACCATTCGAGCAGGTTTGCCGCAATTCAACTCATCTGTTTCGATTGAAGTTATGTGTGCTTTGCATTCAACGACTGCGGAAAAAGCACAGGATGAAATAGAACAGCTTTGGTTTCAGATCGAAAACATTTTGCTAACCGATTATTCAATTATTGGATCTGTTCAAAATGTCTCATCGGTTGATAGTAAGTTAGATATAGATTCATCTGGAAATGATCACATAGCCGCTATTTCAGCGGCTTTTGTTTATGAGAGTTTTGAGGTGTATGACAGTCAAGCTCCTGATTCACAACAGCCTGAACCAGAGTTTCCAGTACAACCTCAACCAACTGTAGATCTTGAACAAGCTGGCATTCATTTCGATCTAGTCAATGTCGTTGATCAAACAGGTACTTATCCAAATTCACCATTCCCTAACTCAGTGACTTCAGCTCCACGTACGCAAGGACCTGATGGGCGTGATGAGGGATACATACAACTCGATTTAGGAGAATGAAAATGTTTGTAGTACCGAAGCAAGGCTACAAAATCCCAGATCCAAGTTTAAGTGACTTTTTACCCGAACAGGGTCGAGAAGTGCAAAAGAGTTCTTATTGGGTTCGCCGTTTACGGGATGGTGATGTTGTAGAAAAAACACCAACGAAGCCTCAAGCGAAAAATAGTGCAAAAAAAGAGGATAACGCATGATTCCTTTCTCTAATGTTCCAAATGATGTCCGTGTTCCTCTGTTTTATGCAGAAGTCGACAATACACAAGCAAATACAGCAACTGCCATTCAGCGCGCTTTAATTATTGGTCAAATTACTGATTTAGGTGTTGCAGTAGCAGACATTCCACAAATTTGTGGCGGTGTGGGTGATGCACAAGCCAAGTATGGTATTAATTCACAATTGGCTGCAATGGTCGCAGCGTACCGTAAAAATGATGATTTTGGTGAAGTATGGTGTCTGCCTTTAGTAGATCCTTTAGATGCGCCAAAAGCAACCAATACAATCACGATTGCAGGAACTCCAACCAAAGGCGGTGTAATTAGTCTTTATGTTGGAGGTGGTGGTTATTGGGGAGACGGTACAGGTTTGTATCAAGTTCCAGTCAATACACTTTCAACTCCTACAACGATTGCTACTGCATTAATTAATATCATTAATACTGATCTTAAAGCGCCAATCACAGCAGAAGCTGGTGAAGGCACAGGGGGAGTTTTATTGACTGCTGTACATGCAGGTACCGTAGGCAATGAAATTGATGTTCGATTGAACTACCTAGACACATTAGGTGGGCAAACAATCCCTGAAGGTCTAACTGTCACAATTGCTACACCAACTTTGACTGGTGGCGTAAGTAATCCATCTCTAACGGATGCAATCGCGAATTTAGGCGATACCAGTTTTGATTTTATTGTATGCCCTTACAAAGACACAGCATCACTTGATGCGCTTGATGCATTTCTAAATATGCAAACAGGTCGTTGGTCTTGGAGCAAGCAGATTTACGGTCATTACTTCGCAGTAAATAGCGGCACATTTGGTGATCAAACCACATTGGGTGCTTCTCGCAATAGTCCATTTGGTAGCATTTTAGGTGTTTATGATTCGCCAACACCATCATGGTTAATTGCTGCTCAATATGTGGGTGCAATCGTTCAATCATTAAAAAATGATCCCGGTCGCCCACTTCAAACATTGCCGATTACTGGGATGTTTGCACCTAAATCAGAAAGCCGTTTTGAATTAACTGAGCGAAACAGCTTGTTGTTTAGTGGTATTTCGACATTCACCGTTGGTGATGATGGTGCTTGCCGTGTTGAAAAGATCATTACGACTTATCAAAAGAACGCCTTTGGTTCACCAGATAATTCATTCCTGAATGTCGAAACGATGTATCTGCTGGCTTATATCCTTCGCTTTATGAAAACGCGAGTTACTTCCAAATTTGGTCGAATGAAATTGGCTGCAAATGGGACGAAGTTCGCGCAGGGTTCAGCAATCGTTACGCCGAATATCATTCGTGCTGATGTAATTGCTGCTTATCAAGAACTTGAGTTCAATGGTTATGTTCAAGACTCAAAAGGTTTTGCGAAAAGTCTGATCGTAGAGCAAAACGCACAGAACAAAAATCGCGTTGATGTCTTATGGCCGGGCACATTGATCAATCAATTAAATATTTTTGCGCTATTAGCTCAATTCAAATTGTAAGAGGGACGTATGGCTAACAATACAAACCGATTGGCAGGTGTTGCCAATATCTCAGTTGATGGCGTGACATATTTGCTTAGTGGTGAATTTACTTATTCATCTGCCGATGTCGAACGTAAAACATTGACAGGTCAAGACCAAGTACATGGTTACTCTGAAATGCCACGAGCGCCGTTTATCTCATGCACATTGCGTGATGCGAGTACATTCACAGTTAAAGATTTTAACTCGATGTCGGATGTCACAATTCATGCAGAATTGGCAAATGGCAAAACAATTACAGGTCGCAATATGTGGACTGTGGACGCTCAAGAAGTAAAAACCCAAGAAAGCACATTCGATGTGCGTTTTGAGGGAATGACTGGATCAGTAAGCGAGAACTAAAATGTCAAATGAAGAAAACAACCTTGAAGAATTTCAAACACCATATGACTACACATTAATTGTGCCTTTGGTTGGGTCAAATGGTGAAACTATCACAACAATTAATCTTCAAGAGCCGATTATTTCGGAAATTGAAATGATGGCGGAAAATTCCAAAAAGTTTGGATCAATGAAAGCATTTAAGACAATGCTTGCAAATCACACCAAACTTGATGTTGGTACGATCAATAAAATGGGCGCTCGTGATCTTAATGGCATTCAAAAATACTATGACTATTTTTTGGAAGGTCCGACCAACACGAAATAAAACCGATCATTTTGTTTGTGACGTGGTTTTTTAAGTGGGGTCCACACGAGGCTAAAAGCCTAACCCTGACTGAACTTTTGTACTGGGAAGAAGGGGCGAGAATGCTAAAAGAAGCGGGGGCAGAATGAGACCGATTGAATATACGATCACCGCTGTAGATCGGGCGACACAAGTTATTGATCGAATCAGCAATAGAGTAGAACGGCTAACACAGCCGTTTTCTCGTTTAGAGAGATCGGTAAAAAGATTTGGTGACATAACTGGAATTAATAAACTAGGCAAGGGTATTAGTTGGCTCACAACCAAAATGATGTCTTTGCTTGGCGTTGTATTAAAACTAGGTGCTCCGCTTCTTGCTTTATTTGGTGGTGGTACGATTGCTGGTATTTACCAAATGACAGAGGGATGGGCAAAGCTTGGCTCTGTCACTGAACGTACAGCGCAAATCATGGGTGTATCTGCACAGCGGCTTATGAATTGGCGTGGTGTAGGTGATTTGGTCGGCATTGGTGCTGATACCATGACGCAAGGCTTGCAAGGTTTTCAACAGACTTTACAGGATGCGAAGTGGGGGCGTAATCAAGCTGTTTTTGGTATGTTAAAGATGCTCAATATTGATCTAAAGCATACTAAAAATGGGGTAATTGATACTGAAGCTGTTTTGTATCAACTTGCTGACCGCATTCAGAAAGTTCAAAAGAAAGATCCAGCAGCAGCTCAAAAACTTGCAGAAAGTTTTGGGGTGACTGAGCTTTTACCTGTTCTGATGAATGGAGGTAAAGCATTAAGAAGCTATCAAGCTGAAGTTAAACGCTTACAGGGTGATTTCAATCCTGCAACTACCAAGCGAGCAAAAGAATTTGCAGATAAGTTAAATGGAATGAAAGTCGCTTCTGACAGTATGAAGGCTTCAATTGCGGACAAGCTTATCCCAGTATTCCAACCATTAATTGAAAAGTGGACGAAATGGATCACATTACACAGAACAAGTGTAAGTGACAAAATAGAAAAATTGGCTGAGCGATTGGCCAAATGGCTAGACAAAATTGATTTCGAAAAAGTTCTAAATGGGATTGTTAGATTTGTTGATGGTTGTGTAAGCATTACAAAATGGATCAACAAAACCGTTGAGAAGTTTGGAGGATGGGAAACTGTTATTAAAACAGTAGGTGTATTGATTGGTGTTAGTTTAGTAGCAAACATTGGACTTGCAGTTGCTGGTTTAGTTGGTTTGATTGCAAAACTTGGTATAGCTACAACAAGTATGACAGCTTTACGGTGGGCAAGTAGTTTAACTGTTGCTGGCTTAGCTGGTTGGGGTGTTGGTACTGTTATCCGTGACCAATACTTAAAAACCGACACTGGGCAGAAGTTTGATGACAAGTTGGGTGAGTCGATTGCAAAAATTTTGGCTTGGGGTGGGAATAAACAAGCTCAAGAAACACTTGCAATCAATGAGCGAACTAATGCAATCACAGGTAAATTCGCTGAGCCTTCTGGCAAGGATTTGCTAAGGTCCAAGCTTTTGTTTGATTCAATTGAACATAAATATGGACTACCGACAGGGATGGCTGACCGTAGTTGGTGGATGGAGTCGAGTCGTGGTGTAAATATGCTTTCTCGTGCAGGAGCACAGGGCCATTTTGGATTTATGCCTAAGACAGCAAGAGAATATGGATTGAAAAATCCAAATGATCTTATAGAGTCTTCTGATGCATATGGGCGTAAAATGCAACATTTATTACGCTACTACAAAGGCAGCACCCCTAAAGCATTTGCAGCTTATAATTATGGCGAAGGGCGTCTTGATAAATTAATCAAGAAGTATCCTCAAGACTGGCAGCAACACTTAAACCCTGAAACTGCTGGTTATTTAAGAAAAGCCATGAGTCCGGGTACTGGTGGGAATCCAACCATGCCTTTAAGTGTAAATGTGACTACAACCGTCCATCCTAATGGGGCTTCAACAACAAAAATTGCTACTCCACAAAATGTGAAGATTGTTCATAACCCACCTGGAGCTAATAATTAATTTTTACTGCTTTCATTCCAATATTCACTAGCTTGATTTTGTAGAGCATCATTCATTGATACAATATTCATTAAAGCTTTAAGTTTAATAAGATCATTCTCAGTGATTATTGTGGTGAAAGTGTTATTTTCGGATTTATATAGGTCAAAAACCATATTACTTGTTGTTGATAATGCTGTTTTTTCTTCAGTTCCAGCATTTATAAGCACATTAACTGTTGCACCACAGGATATAGAGTTGCCATCTTCTGACACAGCTTTAACATAATGATTTGTGATTTTATACCTCAACATTTTTTTTACTTTTTCTGTCTCTGTGGGCGTCCACTCTAAACCGCTTTCAGTCCAGTATTTTTTTGCTGCATTAACTGCAAAAAGGTCGATATTTTGTTTAATGACATCATATTCGCTCTTTTTCGCAGATTCTGCCCAGCAAAACTCCGCTTCAAATTTATTTTTAAATGGATTATTGCAGGCTGAAATTGAAAGCGTGGTAATGCAAATAAGTATTGCTTTTTGGAAATTGCTCACTTGTTTATTCCTTTGTTTTAAAGTTTTTGAAAGTTTAGTAATTGCTATGGAATATTATCTTCGGAACTTTCAAAAGCATTATCAGGTTTTTTAATGATAATGACATTTTTTTTCTTAGGGTTGGTATTTAGCTCTTGTTGAGCACAGTCTAAAGCATAATATCCAGCCCATCCTTGAGTTTGATATTTGGTTTTCTTTCCAAGATATTCACCTTCTGGGGAATACTGATCAATTTTATATCCAACCTTACTGTTAATTATTTGAATGTGTGCAAGTTTTGCTGTGTACTCTTTTAATCTAAAATCTCTTTTATTATCAACTTTGATCTTTAAGCCTGATGGAGTAATAAAGCAATCATTTTCATGTAAGGCATCTACTATTCTTGATTGATCGCCAGAACTATAAAACGTGCTCTGGTAGAGTGGATTTAAGTTAACAAAAGTACTTGGGCTTTGACAGACTAAAGCATAAGCTTTAATTGTCGAACATGTTTTAGCATTCACTAAAGACGCAAAGCTAAAAATTAACGGTATTAACAAGATTTTTTTAAGCATCTTTTCATCCACTCTTAATTAATTATTATGTAAAAAACTCGAATACCATTTTTTAATGGCTCATACCTTAAAAGTTTTAAGTGAGGATTTTCAATGAAAAAATCACTCATACTCATAATAGGATTAGCTGATGTTGGTCTAATAAAATCTTTTTGTTGTTCCATTCTTATTCCGAATTATTTGACTAAGAATTAATAGACCAAACTAGTTTAATGCACCAGCTTGGTAACGTGATTTTAGCCATAAATTTAAATTTGATTAAATGTCAGTCAGTTTTGTAAACAAATGATCACTTGATGATAATTTAGGCATTATAGGGCTATCAATCACTATTGACATGATTTATTATTTTTTCAAGCGAAGCCGACTCTCAACAAGTCGGCTTTTTTAGTGCCTGAAAAAAGTTATGGAATAAAAAAATAGAAGGTTTTTTAGATATGTAATTATTCAAAAAGTTAGGAACTAGTTCCATCTAAACAAAGGTAAAGCAAAGAAATATGCTTGCCCAATAAAGCAAAAACCCCAGTGCGCTAACACTGAGGTTTTTAGATCCACTCGACCGACAAAAGTAAAGAGGAAATAAATCTATGCCTGAAATTATAGCAGTGATTCTGCAAAAAGTAGAGGTGGTCATGGAAAAATATGGTTTTTATAAAGTAACAGCAGTTATATTGTCGTCTATATTCTTATGGCAATTTTCAAATATTGTTAATGCTTTTGCAAAGTTGATTGAAGTGTTGAAGTAGCAGTAGTCTACTTAAATTAATAATCAAAGCCGACCTTCGTGGGGTCGGTTTTTTATTGGCTAAAGGAAAACATGATGTTTGAAGCTAGAGAGATTATTCCATCATCAAAAATCGATTTACTTAAAACACCATTTTTTAAAGACTTACAGCCTGCAAAATGGCGTAACTTACCATTTGGTGTTTCATCTGTAGCGTTATCTCTTGGTCGTAAAATCGCTGTACATGAATATCCATACACAGATGGTGTTTTTGCAGAGGACTTGGGTGCTAAAGGTAAAGCTTTCCATGTAATGGGATTTCTCGTTGAGGGGGGTGGGGCATACGGTGGAAAAGGAACTCTAAAAGAACAAATAATAGAGCTTGAAAGAATTGCAATGCAGTGGGGGGATGGTGAATTTATTCATCCCACTTTGGGGACACGCCCAAAAATGTGCTTGCTTAATTTGGATATTGAGCAAGATCAGGAAGGGCGTGTAGCAACTATTAGGTTTAGTTTGCTAGAAAATAAGGTTCAAGCAACTTCATTTGTTGCTGTGAATGCTAAAGATAACACGATAGATAATGCAGGGATTGCCAAAAAAAAATCATTATTAGAAACCTTAATGATGATTAAAAGTTCCGTGAGAAGTTATCGAGCAGGTATTTTAAGTGTTGTAAATAAATTCACCACAATTGTTCGTCAAGTCATTTCAACTGCTACAAGTCTTTTTTCAATGATTACTGGATTACCCGGTGAAATTGGACGGTATATTGGATCTGCAATCACTAATGATCTAAAAACCAATAAAACGGTTCAACAGTTAATAGGATTAGGTTCTGCAAATCGAGTAAATGTCCTCAACAAGGTTGACCAACTTTCAAACGCCTTAGATGACATGGATATTGAAAAGATCGTGAATGGCATATCAGATACAGTTAGTTCAGTTTTTGAGTCTAATCCTGATCCTGTGCAAGCACTCAACGCTATGCTTCCATTTGCTAATTCACTTTCAATGCCATCGGGTACAGATGAGGCAACAGGATTTAATTTACTGAATGACCTGATTCGCCGTACAGCGGTTATTTGTATGGCTGAATCAACAGCTAAAAGAGCATACGTTTCTTATGATGATGCTTTAAATACTCGAACAATTGTATGCCAGTATTTAGATAAAGAACTAAAGGTTGCAGGTGATCAAGGATTAGATGACACATACAACGCTTTAATGAATCTGCGAATTTCAGTAGCACAAGATTTAATGAGACGTGGTGCTGATCTAGCCAAAATTGAGCAAATCACAGCTTCAGCAAGTTTACCAAGCTTGGTTTGGGCGCAAAAAATTTATCAAGATAGTGGGCGAGAAAAGGAATTGGTTAAATCAGCTAATCCAATTCATCCAGCTTTTATGCCTATAAATTTTAAGGCGTTATCATCATGAATAGAGACATAGTTAAGCTAAAAACTAATAACGGTCAAACCCAATTAGAAATTACAGGTTGGGAGCGTTTAAGCATTACAAGAGGAATTGAACGAATTCCGAATAGTTTTGATCTGCAAATGTCAGGAAAAGTTCCAGACCTAGAATATGTTGAAGTGACAGAAGGAAGTGAGTGTCAAGTATTTATTGGTGATGATGTCGTAGTAACTGGATATGTAGATCGAGTTATATCGATTATATCTGATAATCAACGCATTATTCAGGTTGTGGGGCGTGGGAAGTGTCAGGATTTAGTTGATTGTTCTGCTATTTATAAAGGAATGCAGTTTAAAAACATGACTGCTAAAGCTATTGCCGCTGCTCTATGTGAAGCATTTAATGTTAAGGTTGTTTCAGAAATAGAAACAGATGTTGTTTTTGTACAAAACATTAATCTTGGGGAAACAGCAGCAGCCGTAATTGAGCGTGTATGTCGAGTAGCTCAACTTCTTTACTATGAAAATCAATATGGTGATTTGGTATTAAGTCGTGAGCGTAATGATGCTGTTGTTGGTTCATTAGCGCAAGGATTCAATGTCGAATCAGCCACGTTTATTAAGGGTATAGACCAACGATATTCAGACTATATCATTGTGATGCCAAATGCACAGCTAACTAGCGATATATCTAATGGGGCTTCTATTAATTATCGTGTTTTTGAGGACAGATCAGTACCTCGATTTAGACCGCTATACATTATTCCTGAAGATGGTGATGCACAGTTTGTGACTGCTGAAAAAAGGGCTGCATGGGAAGCAAATAGACGGTATGCACGTAGCAATATGTTGAGAGCAACTGTAACTAATTGGCGAGATATTAGTGGAATATTGTATAGACCCAATACTCAAATCCAAGTCAACATCCCAAGATTAAAAATTAAATGGGCTAATTGGCTTATAGGCGAAGTGACATATCGAATTGACGAAACAGGTACACGATGTGATTTGCTTGTGATGCCTATAGGCGCGTTTACACCTGAACCAGTTATTCCGATCCAAGGCGTGCCAACTGATGTTGTAAAAGCAGCAGGAGTTTAAAAATGATCGAAAAAATGTGGCATGGTCTTAAAAACTTGCTTGGCGTTGGTCGTGGTGTTGTCTCTGATGATTCTGGTGACTTTCAACTTGTGCAAGTTCAGTTTAATTCTAATGAGACCAAAGATGATATTCCTCGATATTCAGAATACGGTATTACTTCAGTACCACCAGATGGGCACAATGCCCTAGTTTTATTTTTTGGTGGCAATAAAAGCACTGGTGTTGTTGTGGCAACTCATCATCCTAAAAGCCGTAAAAAGGGCTTAGAGAAGGGAGAGGTATGTTATCACGATGATTTAGGGCAAGAGGTTTATTTCAAACGAGATGGTCTTATCTTGAAAGCAAAAAAGATAACTTTAGTTGATGATGCAGGTACTACAGTTGTTTTGGATGGGGTTGGTGGTGGATCAATAAGCAGCACAGAAACTTTTACAATTAATGGCGTTGAGTTTAAGGATGGTATTGTAACTGCTGTGGACGTTAAAGTTGGTGAAAAGTCTGTTGCTGAACATAAACACAATGACCCTGTCAGTGGGCAAACATCAACCATGATTTAAATCAAAAAATAGCATCTTAGCCCTGCATTAGCGGGGCTTTTTATTGGATGAAACAATGGCAGATATTCAAACAGTTTGGGATGTTGCAGGTGGTAAAGGTGAATATGTCATTCAAGATGGTTCTCTTAAATCAGGAAAGGATATTGAAACAGCAGTCTTAATCAGCCTTTTCACAGATCGTATTGCAGACATCAATGATGAATTACCCGATGCAACAAATAACACCCGAAATGACCGCCGTGGTTGGTGGGGTGACACGGGGCAAGCTTATCCGATCGGATCTCGCTTGTATCTGTTAGATCGAAGAAAAGCACCGCTATTTGTTGAGAAAGATGCAGTGAACTATGCGACTGAAGCGCTGCAATGGATGATTGATGACAATGTGGTGGCAAGATTCGATATTCAAGCAAACTTTCTAAAACCAAATCAATTAAGGCTAACCGTTGTTGCTTATCGACAAGATGGCAGCGTTGTAAGCAATATAGCAAAGGAGCTTTGGTAAATGGCTTTTAAAAGAAAAACATTAACCGAGTTGGTTCAGCAGTCACTACAAAATATCACATCGAGTTTGCCTGAGTCAGACTCACTTTTAAGATTTTCAAATTTAAATATCTTGGGTACTGTGCAAGCAGGTATGAATCATCAGCAGTACGGTTATCTTGATTATATTGCTCTGCAAGCCACTCCATATACTGCAACAGATGAGTATCTTGCCGCATGGGGCGCATTACGCAGCGTTTATCAAAAAGCTGCTACGCAAGCCAAAGGTCCAGTAGTTTTTAATGCCGTTTCAGGGTCTGTGATTCCTGATGGCACAAAGGTTATTCGTAGCGATGGCAAACAATATACAGTCTTAAGTACCGAACTGGGTACTGGAACTATCACAGCAACGATTCAAGCTGTTGCTGATCCTGATGGTATCAGTGGTGCGGATGGTAATTGTGAATCAGGTACTCAGTTTGCTCTTGGCCAATCAATTTCGGGCGTGAATCCAAACGGCACATCAGGTTTAATTACAGGTGGTGCTGATTTAGAAAGCCAAGAAGAATTTAAAAGCCGTGTCATTTCTGCATATCAAAACACGCCGCAGGGCGGGGCAAAAAATGATTATGAAGAATGGGCGACTGAAGTATCTATAGTCTCAAGAGTGTGGTGTGCGCCGTTAATCTATGGACCTCCAACTGTAGGCGTATATTTTCTAGTTGAACCAACAACATCAAATCCCTATGGCATCCCGCAAGGCACAAATGGGGTTGCAACTGAAGAAGAGCGCGCAGCACCAGCAACAGGCGATCAATTAATAGTAGCTGACTATATTTATCCAAAGCGACCAGTTACAGCATTAGTCCACTTACTTGCTCCGACTATCGAGACAATCGATATGAGCATACAAGGTGTAAAACTTTCAGATCGTCCAGCAGTCACAGTATCAATTGCACAATCTTTATTGAACAACTCTGCACCGGGAAAAAAAGTTCTAATCGCATCACTTTGGGCAGCGGTAAATAAAGTGGATGGAACAGAAGATTTTTCGATTTTATCGCCGACTGCTGATGTTGTAGTTGGTGCAGGTGCAATTGCGGTTTTAGGCAATATCACATGGAGCTAGTATGGCTGAATCAAAGTTTACGCTTGCTCAATACACAAGCGCTTTAAAAAATCTTCTTCCACGCGGTCGTGTATGGTCTCGTGAAAATAGTGGGATACAGCATGGCTTGATTGAGGGACTGGCAAAGTCATTCCAGCAAATGGATGAGGATGCCGTTCAGTTGTTAATAGAGGCATTTCCGTCCACAACAACAGATTTGATTGATGAGTGGAACGCAACAGTTGGAATACCTGACCCATGTTTTGGAGCGCCTGAAAATATTGAACAAAACCGCCAATACATTGTAGCTAAATTGATAGCTGATGGTGGTCAAACGGTCGATTACTACAAATCAATAGCAGCATCACTTGGGCTAATTATCACTATTCGTGAGTTCTCAGCATCAACACCGGGCACAGGTGCACCAATTGGATTAATCACAAGGCTTGAAGATTGGGCGCATACATGGCAAGTGCGTTTGGATATTAATTCTCCCTCTCTCATTGAGTTTGCAGGGGACATCGAAGCAATTAAACAATCACAAGTATACAAAGCACTGTCATGTTTGTTAGGGCGTTATAAACCAGCTCATACACAGTTTTATATCAGTACAGTAGATCCAATTGAACCTGTGGCCAAGGTGTTTGGTTTTGATCTAGACAACAACTTTATATCTGGTTTTGATACCAGTGAATGGAGCAATATCTAATGCCAGTTAATCAATTTTTACCATTCGCAACTGATGAAGATGCAAATGTGATGAGTCAGGCTGATTATGCAGCTTTATCAGCTCGCCAAAATGGGTTTCAGTTGGGTGTTGCCTCATCTCAGCAGCTAAATAAAGTGTGGCGGCAATCTTCGACAGTATCGTCAGTATTGACTCAGTTTATCTGCAATCATCAAACGGGTGATGTATTAGACAATGGAGAAATTCCGACATTATTGAGTCAACTTGAATCTGCACTTATCAATTTGATTCTCCCAGTTGACACAATCATCAGTAGTTTTGATCCTGCTTTTAATCCGAATACAAAATATGCTGGAACCACTTGGATTTTACATGGCCAAGGGCGAGTAGCCGTAGGTCTATCAACTCAGGAAAGTGATGCGACATGGAAAAAGACTATTGGTAATGAATTTGGTAGTGATGAACATCCATTAACAATTGAAGAAGGGCCTGAGCACAACCATAACGATGGTGATTTTAAAAAGCTTTTAATTGTTAATGGCATCGGAACTCAAAATTCATCTGATGCTACAGCAGGTGAACCAAATCTCCTTGCAGAAGGGAATAAAGATATTTTACCTTCTGGTGAAGGTCGACCACACAACAACGTTCAGCCATCTATTGTTGAAGCTCGGTGGAGACGTACAGCATGATTCCATTTGATAACATTCCTAATAACTTGCGATCATCCTTATTTTTTTCTGAAATCTCAGTTAATGGTAGTGTTCCAACAGTGCAGTCAAACAATGATCCAGCACCGCCATTAATAAGTTGTGATGGCGCTACAAATTCAATGAGTTTTAGTCAGATTGCAGGAGTTTGGAGTATCTATGTAGATGATTTTGAAACACCAGTCGCCACTGGAAATATTGGTCCTGCATTAAGTCAGGTTTTGACAGCCTATAGTGGAAAATTAATAGGGGATTACGATGGTGTTATGTACATTCAAAGCACGGATACTTCTAATCACCGAATAAAACTAGAACCCATATCTGGCACAAGTTTTACAGCGAATACTGAAGACAATCCGACATTCTTAGAGTATGAAGATGGAAGTCTTACATTTTGTTTGTCAGCTATGCCTAAGCGATATTTTGAAGGTATAGGCATAGATCCGAATGGACCTGACGTAAACTTTAGTGTTTCTGGATCAGATATAGGTTCAATTAAAGTGACCGATCCGAATGGCCTGGAAAGTATATTTACTCCTGAACCTTTAGAAGCGGTACATTTGGGTTATATAGAAGGTTTTTACACAATTAGTTCAGTAAATGGATTTGATAACTTAATTGGAGATGTATATTTTAAATCTTCATTAAATCAATCAATTGTGTCTATTCCAACTATTGATAGTGTAACTAGGGCACCCACCAATATAGTAACAATTTTAGGAACAGCTAAGCCATTTTCAGTCGTTACTTTAATTCCCGATGATAATGATGACGAACCAATCGCATATTCTAGAGTTCTCGAAGGTGAATCTAATTTTAGTTTCATCTTGGAATTGCCAGTAGCTTTTAGTGGTTATGTTCGTTGCCGTGATGGGAACATTGGCTCTGAGGGAGCCACCTTAAATATCTAAATAAATCAAATCCAACCACCTTTTAGGTGGTTTTTTATTGCCTAAAAAAGGTGGTTTATGAATGCACTACGTCCAACGATAACAATTGGTGATACATTTTTTGGCACATGGACTTATGTAGATGATTACGGAAATCCTGTAATTATTACTGATGACATCGAGTTCAGTAGCTCTGTATCAATTAAAGAAGTTAAGTACCCAGTCTCCTTAACTATTCTTGATCAAACTGAGTTCCCAGGCGAAATTGAATTTTTGGTACAGACAGATGGGTGGTCAAAGGGAATAGCAGAAATGGACATTAAAGCCATCTCAGGAATTTACAAAGGCCATTCTGAAAAATATTGCTTCAATGTAGTAGAGGGGGTTACATGAGTCATTTTTTATTAAAGTTTCGTGCGCTTCCGAATGGCGGTAGCCCTTACGGCACTGTTTATAGTGTAAATGGCAAGACTGGAACAGTTGTACTCACTGCTGAAGATGTCGGGGCGGATTCGGTTGGCTCTGCTCAAGTAGTTCAAGAACAAGTTGATGCTCTTAGCACAGAAGTTGAACTGAAAGCCAATACCGATGAAGTAAATTCTGCATTAGCACTTAAAGCAAATAGCGCTGATGTAGATTCTCAATTCACGTCATTATCAAGTGCGGTTTCTGCAAAGGCAAATAAGGCTTATGTAGATCAACAAGATGAATTACTGCAAGATCAGATCGATTTAAAAGCTAATGCTCAGTCTGTAAATCAGGCTTTATCATTAAAAGCTGATTTGGTTGATGGCAAGGTTCCTGCATCACAACTGCCAAGTTTTGTCGATGATGTGCTTGAAGGTACTTACATCAATCCAACCACTTTCAATGACTTGAATAATCAGCCTTACGTTCCTGAATCGGGAAAGATTTATGTAGATACAACATCTAATAAAACTTATCGCTGGAGTGGGATGCTCTATGTTGTGATAAGTAGCGGAGGTGTTGCCCTTGGTGAAACTTCTGAGACTGCATATCGTGGAGATCGTGGCAAAGCAGCTTATGACCATAGCCAATCACAAGGCAATCCACATAACAGCACAACAAGTGATATTACTGAGGGAACGAGGCTATATTTCACCGAGCCACGTGTTAGAGCTACTGTATTAACTGGATTAGTTTTACAGAATGCGCCTGTTGTTGATACAGATAACATTGTAACTGCTCACGGAAAATTTCAAGGTCAGTTAAATACAAAGACTTCTTTGGCTTTAGGTAATACAAGCACAACAGCACTTGCAGGAAACTCAACAACCTCAGCTATTACTGAAGGAACTAATCTTTACTTCACTGAAGCAAGAGTTAGGGCAACTCCGCTTACTGGTTTGAATACTGCAACTGGCGGCTCTATTACTGCGACAGATACACATCTTAGTGCTTTTGGAAAGATTCAAAACTTTATAGCAAACTCTGCAAATTGGGTTGATATCACTACAACAATAGGTGTTACAGTCTCAAGTAAAGTAGATATTCCAAACACCAGTTTTCAAGTTGCTAAAATTGATGGTGTGATATGGATGAGAGGAAGGATTAGATTTAAAACAAATGCTGTTGCCGGAGATAATGTTTTTGTTTTAACACAATCTTCTTTATTACCTGATATGTCGTGGTATGATCCAAGCTGGGTTCTTCAGAGAGCTACATTATATGGAAATGTAACAACAATTAGTCTCGATTTCTTATCTAGTAGTATCTTCTTATCACTGTATATGAATATATCTGCAAGTTCAGCAGCTACAGGTGCTAATACTACATTCCATTTACCACCAACTGCTATATCAAGAGCAGCAAGTTAAATCTTAAAACATAAATATGACCGCCAATTTTAATTAGGCGGTTTTTTATTATCTGGAGAAAGTAAAAATGGCAGAGCCAGTAAGCAGTGGGGCAGGTGCGGTAGCAATTAAAATGTATGGTGTTGGGGTAATACTCGCTATCGTAATTGCATTGGGGTATTTAGTTGTTGTGATGACACGTATGCCGAGAACAAGAAGTGAATGGGTTGTAAGCCTTGTAACTACGGTTATTGGTAGTATCGCAGGTGGTGGATTTGTTATCCAGTATTTCAATCTACACAATTACATCACTACATGGGCGGGGTTAAGTGCTATCGGTGGGCTGTTCTTTGTTTCGGGGTTGCCGTTCTGGGCAATAATCCGTTGGACATTTAACTATATTAATGCACGTGAGGGTGCAACGATTTTAGATGTAGGTAAGGAACTTAAAGACTTCAAAGACAATTTTTAAATAATCAAATCCAAACCAATGCCGCCATTTTTGGCGGCTTTTTTACGCCCAAAGGAAATAAAACATGAAAATGACAGAAAAAGGTTTTGCTATTTTACGCGCTGAATTTGGAAAACTAACCGAGTCTCAAGTTAAAGGTATTAATTTTCTAGTTTCAGTATTTGATAAAGATCATGAAATTACATACCCACAAGCTGCATACATGCTTGCTACGCCATGGCATGAAACCAACAAAACAATGCAACCAATCACCGAATATGGGAGTGTTAAATACTTTGATAAGTATGATTCAGGATCGTTAGCTAAGCGTCTTGGCAATACACAAGCATTGGATGGTGATGGTTTTAAATATCGTGGTCGTGGCTATACACAAATCACTGGTACTGATAACTACAAGCGAGTAGGCAAGGCTCTAGGCATTGATTTATTCAATTATCCTGATTTGGCATTAAATCCTGAAATTGCTGCAAAGATTATGGTCTATTGCATGAAAAATGGTGTTTTCACAAGCAAGAAGCTCTCTGACTATATCAATAAGACATCTAAAAATTATTTCAGTGCTAGACGAATCATCAACGGTACTGATCGAGCCCAAGATATTGCCAACTATGCAGTAATTTTTGAGAAAGCATTAAGGAGTCCGTGATGATTATCCATCGATGCAAACGATCAAAATTAGCCGCCGTGATAACTATTCTCTGTCTTTTAATTACAGGGTGTTCAGCAAATACTATCAACAATAATGTGAGCGTTGGTATTTGTGTTAAAGAACTTTAATGAGTGTTTCATTAATTTGAGAATATTTATGCGCATATAAGCAGAAAAACAAAGAAGTTTGCGCAAATATATTCACAATATTGCTCAAAGTCATATAAAAGCCCGTGAGTACGGCTTAAAAATTTACTAAGTTTTTGGGTTATTTCATATTACTGAGGCATGAAATTTTGAGTGTTTTTTTGTTTTATACTTAATTGAAAATTCTACTTAAAGTAGCTGATATAGTAAGTATGATGATACCTACAAGACGTTTTATAATATTAGAATAAGACAAAAGCGCACTAATGCGCTTTTGCTGTAAATATGCTTTTTAGCCTATCTAAGAAATTATGAGATTGTGATTGATTGTATGAGAATGTTGATAAGGCTTGTTTTGCAGCCATCACACTTTTATCTAACTCATCAAGTCTCTGTTGTTCAGACTTGTTGGAATAAGGTGAAATAATCTCAATATTCACGTTACCAGTATTGCATTTAAGATAAACCAAATGGGATGGTTTTGTGTTGTAAACGATCATATATTTTTTAGAATTCATTTTGAAATACGCTCCTTTATTTCTTTTAGAGAGTGTTCAAGTGCAAGCCTTGATATGAAAAATTTAAATAACCATTCTAGAAATTTTTCATTTTCAGGGCTAATTACGTTTGCTGCCTTGATAGCAATAGAAATGATAAATATTGCTTCATTGCTATTAATACTGTGAATTGGAACACAAACTTGACACCATGACTCACTTGGATCTGTATTGCCTTGGATATACATTATATCAGAGCTATTTTGCTTTTGTATTTCAGTTTGTGTATCTGCTACGATAATCATTTTTTTCATCGATAGTACTCTTGAAAAAGTACTATCAGGATGTTTTAACTGATCAATAGTTGTTCTAGGTGTTGTGTTATAAGGGCTATGGCAAACCCAGTCGTCTAGTTGACCATTTTTAACCCCTACAAGAGCAACCTTTAGAAACTCATTTGGATAAATACTTTTAATACAGTCATGTAAAGACTCAATCAACAATTTTATTTGTTTTTCTGGCTGTGCTATGCGAATAAAAACTGTCTTATAGTTGGGTGTTTGAGGCGTAGAGAGATATTCTTTAGATGCTAAGGCTAGTAATTGTCTTTTTTCAATCACAACTTTCTCAAGTTGCTCTAATACTTTAATTGTTATGTCATACTGTTTGGACAATTTATCAAAGTTTTCTTGCAAACTATTGTCTATACACTTTGATGTAATATAACTGTTAACTATTCCGTATAGACTAGGAATCACGATGGTTAAAAAAGTAAACCAGCCCCCATTTGCTAGAAAAAATTCACCTGTTTGACCAAGACCTTTTTTTAGACCCTTTGCCGCACCTTCATTGCCAAGGCAAAAAGTTATGTAAGCACTAAAACCAGCTACTAGGATTATTATTAATTTAAAACCTATAGATTTCAAAAGGCCGTTTAACTTAATGTAAAAGTTTTTTTGATATAGAAATGGGTCAATCTTTGTATCCCAAAATATCCAAATAATAAAAGAGAAAACGAATAAGACTATTATGGCAATCAAAGCAACCATCTATCTCAAACTTATGTAAATGAAAAAAGTAGCAAACTTTAGCATTTTTAAAATAAATATTAAATTACTTTTGTCGAATTTAGTATTTAAAAATATCAATTTCATTTATTTAAAAATATTCCTATTTAAACATGTATTTAATTGTTTAAATTTATTAAACATTCAGCACCTAAATAATCGTCCTGAAATTATATTTTCAATAGTAATTTGTAATATTGAAAAAGCTCGTCAAAAAAGACGAGCTTTAAGGGGGTATTAACACTTCTTCTTCTGATTCTTTACAACCTCAGGCACTTCAATCTGAGCAATGTCATCATAGTCAACATCTTGATTGAAATCATGCATTGAATCTTGAGCTACTTCATCAAATAATTCTTGAAAGGAGTCATCAAACGAATCTTGAGAATAGTCATCTTGTAGGAAGTCTTGGTTTTCAATCGGAATAGGTTTAGTGCTCATAACGAATTCATCTTGATTAAGTTACAAAATCAAGTTTATGTTAAAGGTGTTCATCTATGAATTCAAATTCATTAAATTGTGGATAATCAATAGCGAGACATTTTGAGACGTGGTCTAATGTGTATTTGGTCGGAATTTAAGCTGTCTGAGTTAAATATAAAACTGTTCAAATAAACCACCCGATTAAGTGGTTTATTTATTTAATTTTTATTTTATGGTCGAGTAAAGATTGGTCCAAACATGCCAGTATTGATTAAAGATTCCCAAATTTTTTTCATAGTTTGACCTGTCTCCTGATTTATAAATAAAGATGATCTCTTACCATGAGGGCTTCCTAAAAAGTTAGAGCTCATATTTTCCCATGTTTCTCCCACCTGCGCAGTTCTCCAATTAGGTAATTCATTTTCTAATAATAATGGGATTGCAATAGAAGATGGTATTGTGCCATCACTATTTAGTGTTTTCTGCCACAAACATTTCACAAGAATTGGAGTAGCACTTGAAGAATAGAATTTTACGTCTAAGCGTTCTGCTGTAATGTCCGCAATTTCATTTGGCTTTAATTTGAAAACGGAATCAATTACTTCTTGTCCATCACCATAAGGACAGGTAATAAAACCGTTTGCAAAAAAAACAGTGTGATCTAAACCAACATAACCACATTCTTTACTTGGAGTCAAAGACTCATAACTTGCTCTTTTATCACTGACTAATGGATGCCAAGTAGGGTAGGTGTAAATGACTGGACCTAACTCATGAAAAAGATCCAACAGTTTTTCTCGACTTCTTACTAATTCATTTGATGATAGACCGGTTAATCGAGAGAGCAAATATTTTTCAGCTGAAACAAGTCCATCTTTTGAAGCTTCATCTGCACGAAATGCCATGTCACACTCCTATTCTTTTTTATGCGTGTTTGTGTATTTTTATGCAAAATAATCTATTTTTATGCGTAAAACAATAGTTTTATGTTGATATTTTTAGTTGAATCAATAGAGAAATGCAATCGTAAGCGTATGATTATTTTAAAGTTAGTTTTATAGTTTTAGGGTCTTTTTATCATTAAAAAAAAGATACTATTTTTATAATATTCAAAAGTTTGTATCATTTAGGGCGCAATCTTGACATCGTAGAGGTCTCCAGTTCGAGTCTGGATATACCTACCAAGATAAAAGTTGATTTAATTCAACAAATTAAGGTTAAATTCTTCGGGATTTACCCTTGTTTTTATTGTCCTTTGGGTCAGATTTGGACGTTCAAAAAGTTCAAAAAAGGCATAAAAACTACTTTATATTCCGCTTTCGGGCGCCATTTTTCGCGTTTAACGCTTAAGTATGGCTCCTGTATCGGGCGCCAACGGGCGAACTTTTAGTTCAGCCCAAAACGTTCGGTTAAAGCATTAATATTTAGAGGTTATTATGCAAAAACCAGTTAAACGCGGTAATTCTTATCGCATTCAAGTCAAATATAAACATCTAAGAGATGCCGCCACAAGAGACACTGCAAAAGAGTGCACCGATTGGGCTGTTCGTCGACTGATGGAACTTCAACTGCAATACCAAGAAGAACTCAAAAAGTTAGAAAAACCTGACATACCTTTTAGGGATCTTTTCACCCAGTACTATGAAAATGTGGGCAAAAATAAAAAGAGTAGTCCATACATTAAAAACTATTTAAAACAGCTCGATTACTACTTAGGACATTTAGCAAACACATCGATCTACGACATTACCCCTCAAGATATGGTTGCTGTCCGCGATCGGCGTTTGAAGTTAGCAAAATCTAGTACAGTAAATCGAGAATTAAGCCTTTGCTCATCTGTGTTCACATATGCAGTAAGCGAATTATTTATTCTTAAAGAAAATCCTGTACAAGTTATCAAGAAGCCTTCTTTACCACCACCACGTAACCAACGTATCACAGACGAACATATTGATCTGATTCTAAAAGGGTTGGATAATTATAACGAAACTGTTATCCCTAATTCGCCTGCTCATGAAGTTGCTTGGGCATTTCTATTTGCTTTAGAGACTACAATGCGCAGAGGTGAAATTATTGGTATTCGTGATGTAGATGATTTTGGCGATTACGTCCATTTACCAGATACCAAAAACGGTACTTCTCGTAATGTTCCCCTAACAACTAGGGGACGTAAATTACTGGATCTGTTGAAAGGCAGAAAAGGGCAGCTTTTAAAGCATAATAGCAATTCATTTAGATTAATTTGGCAGCGTAACTTAGCTAAGGTTGGATTGAATGGTGTTATTACATTTCACGATACGAGACATGAAGCTATTACCCGATTAGTGAATATACAAAAAATACCTGTAGAGATTCTAGCCAAAATAACAGGGCATCGAACAATTAATATTTTAGTGAATACTTACTATAATCCGAGTGCTTCAGAGATTGCTAAGATGCTGAACGCTGCATAATATATGCCCCATTGAATGGGGCTTTTTAATGAAAAAAATAAGTTTATTAGAATTGATCGTAATTGGTGTTGGAACACTTGCGGTTTGTTTTACGATTTCAAAATTCGTACTGTGTAAATTTAATATGCAAACAGATTTTCTTTCTGCATCCGCTACTTTGTTTGCGGCTACTTTAGCTTATAAACTTTTTAATGACTGGAGACAACAGTTTAAAGCAGAGATGATCGAACGTCTGAAAGACAGGTTATTTACCAATTTTAAAAATATGGAAGCAATATATAGTCAATTATGTGTATCTGTCGATCAAAATCGATTTGGTACTCCTAATGATAATGATCTTTTAAAAACAAGCTTATTAGCTGAGAAAGTTAATGATAATATTGATGTATTGATAGTAGATTTTGATTTTTATGAAAAAATTATAATTCAGTATAAATTTGAGTCCCTAATTCAAATATTTCCTCAGGAAGTAAAAATTAATTTAAAGAAAATTGCTGTTAATTTATTTTGTGGACACATTGAGGTAACTCGCGTTTCACAATACATCACTGAATTAGGAAAATATATTGATGAAAATAATGATTTTTTAGAGGCTTTAAAACATAAAAAACAAGTAAATGAAGATATGCAAAAAATTTTACTAAAATTGATTGATGAACAAAAAGGGCATTAAGCCCTTTATTTTTTGCGTCTTGCACCACGCTTTAAGATATGTCGATTGTCTAATACTGGAATAATTTCTAAAGGGTCGAAAGAGTATTTACCACCTGAACCTTTATTGAAAGGTTCTAATAAAGTAATTACTGTTGTTCTTGCCATATCGTATCTGTCCATAACCCAGCGCGTATCTACACGATGTGGCAATTCTTCAGACTTTAATTCTAATACTTTTCCCACTTGTGGAATCACATCCTGTAAGCAAAGACGCGGCGGTTTATCTGATTCAACTACGATAGTATATTTTTGCATCGTGCCCATCTTATTTAACCTCTCTGCGTTTCATCGCTTCCATCAATAAATCCTGCACTTCGCGCTTTGAATCTCGGCGCTCCATAACAACAGAATCAATTGTGTTTTTAGCAATGATGTGGTGAATATAAACTGGACGATCGTGACCCGCTTGCGCTTGGCGCGTTGGCCCAATACGTTCAATGATTTGTTGGTATTGTTCTAAGTCCCACCAATGGGAAAAGAACACTAGAATATTCCCGCCATCCTGAAGATTTAAACCGTGACCTGCACTTGCTGGATGAGCAAATAGCACAGGGATTTTTCCTGCATTCCAGTCGTGGATTGTTTTTGGATCTTTATCCAATTGCTTGCCCTGAGGGAAAGCCTTTTCTAATCGTGCAAGGTCACTTTTAAAGTGATACGCAACAAGCACAGGCATTCCGCAAGCTTCTTCAACAATGGATTCAAGTGCCTGTAGTTTTGAATCATGTATAGGCTGCCAATTGCCTTGTTCATCTGTATAAATAGAACCGCTTGCCAATTGCAGGCATTTCATTGTTTTAGATGCAGCATTAAACGCTTCGACTTCGGTATTTGCAGAAAGTTCAATGAACATTTCTTTTTCCATTTCGTCATAGAGTTTTCGCGCTTTACCCGTTAGCTCAATTTCAATGTTGTTGAAGATCGGCTCTTTAATATCGAAATAATCTTTGGCTTCGATGCTCAAACAAATATCTTTAAGCTTGGTTTGGATTTCAACTTGGCTATGTGGAAAGGGCACAAGCTGAACTGCATTACGATCCGCACCAACTTGAACTTGCTGAAACCAACGTTGAGTAAACGCACCGAAACTTGTGCCTAATCTTTGACCACGATCAATGAACCATACTTGACCCCATAGGTCTTTAAGTCCGTTTGGGCTTGGTGTACCAGTTAATGCGATAAATCTTTTGACTCGGCTATGTGCAACTTTACCCAATGCACGTGCGCGAACTGAACCTTGGCTAATGCGAAAACCTTTTAGCTTTGTACTTTCATCAGCGACTATCTTGGTAAAGAACCAATTTTCTTTTAAATAACCTACAAGCCAAGGTAAATTTTCATAATTGATTGTGTAGACATTGGCTTTTTGTTTTAAAGCACGTACACGTTCTTCGGCAGTACCAACGACAGCGACCACTTTGAAATGTTCTAAGTGTTTCCACTTTTTAGCTTCATCGGGCCATGTTGTAGCCGCGACTCGCAAAGGGGCAACAACTAATGTTGCACCCGGTTCAAGCAATTCGAGAATATCTAAAGCAGTTAGGGTAGAGGATGTTTTACCCGTACCCATTCCGGCCCACACACCACAACGTTCATTATCGAGAATGTGATTGATAATTGCGTGTTGGTAATCGTGCGGCTTGTAATCGAGTGCGATCATTGGCTGTCTTCCATCTTCATAAAAGTAATCCAATGGGTGTTTGCTCGTTTGCCGCTAATATGTCCACACACAGGCTGTTGGTCAGTTAATGCAAGTATTTCACTCACTTTAATTTGGGTTTCATTCCATTTAAAAATCAAAACACCGTTGTTGGCCAAAACACGAAAGCATTCTTTGAAACCTTGTTTTAGATCATCTCTCCAATCTGCTTTAAGTTTTCCATATTTAAGTGCAAGCCATGATTGTTTGCCGGCATTGATTAAATGCGGTGGGTCAAATACAACAAGATTGAATTGATCATTTTCAAATGGCATGTCTCTAAAATCAATCTGAATGTTGGGCTCAATTTTTAGAGTTCGCCCATCGCATAAAATATGTTCTTCACTACGAATATCCCCGAAAATAACATTGGGGTTGTTTCGATCAAAGTGCATCATGCGAGACCCACAGCATGGATCAAGTATTTTTGCTGTCATCCCAATAACTCCTCAATTCGCTCTATGCTGTCAATAACTTCAACTCGCTGACCCATATCGCGCATACGTTTATGCTCTCTGATCTGTGCCGCTGTTGGTTTTTCGCCTGTTGCTTTTAGCTCTGCCCAAAAGGTGTTGTCAGGTAGCATTACGATACGGTCAGGGGCAGAGTTGCGACCGATCCACTTAACTTTCCGAACTTCGCCCCCTAGTGCTTTAACCCTTTGCACTAGGTAGGCTTCAATTTTCGATTCGCGCATATCAAAGACGCATTGGCATAAGAATGCCGTTAGCAGTGAATCGTGGATTTACAAATTCAATAAGTGCAGCTTGGTTTGCTTCTTTATTTGGAATCAATAAAGCACCGCTGTTTTTACTGCCAAGTATTTTTGCGATCTTTTGGAAATCTTCCATATACTTCCAGTTAAAGCTGAGATCACCACCTTGATATGCATCTACACTGGCTTTTGGAATAATGCGTCGCCATTCTGGGAACTTCCCATTTATTGGTTGAAAATGTTCTGAAACGGTTGAAGTACGCAAAGTGCCGTTTTCTCCATCTATTTGAACAGTGACCGTGGCTTCATCGGCATGTTTCTTTAATTCAGAAGCTACTTTCTTGATAAAAAATTCAATTGATAATCGGGGGATAATGACTTGTGGGGTATCTTTCGCAACGTTTTCCAAAGGTGCGTAAAATGCACGATGTCCATCAGTAGAAACGACATGTCCTTGGTCGATAGCAATGCCAACAAGATAAAAGCGTACACCATCTTTGGCTGTACAAATCATTGCTGCTTTGAGCAAAACTAACGGTATTTCAACTTCAAATTTCATGGCGGTTTCCTTTTGATAAGCGGATTGTGGTACTGGCGATACTTCTATACGGTTTCGGTATGCGGTCATATCATCAATCCTTCTTGTAACGGTAAGATTCAAAGCCCGCAGCCGCTAAAGGCAAATCGCTTGCCCATTCGGGATTGCGAGAAAGCAGGCTTGATAAATGGTCAGGGTTAAATTCAGGTAGATCATCTGTTTCGGTAATCACTTCATCATGTACCGATAGGCAAATGTCATAGCCCGATTCTTCAATTAGCGGCATGTTGTACGCGAGCACATCACGGGAAAATGCTTGTGTGATGTTCTCGGCAAACTTGCCGCCATAGGTGTATAGGCGTTCCCATTTACGTGTGTACTGGTTATTGCCCATATAGGAAATTTTGTTATCTTCGGCTTTCGCACCTGGATAGCAGAGGTATCGTCCGCTTGGTAATTTGATTAATAACCAAGAGCCTTTCTTAATAAAAGTAACTTTGCGGCATGGCACAGGGCGATCAGGATTGTTGATTGCTTCAATTGCTGCTTGTCTTAATTCATTCCACCATGCACTGATATTCGGATGCGCATAACGCCATGAGCGTTTGAACGAGTCGCACACAAGCCAAGTTTTTTTCTTTAGTCCAAATGTCGAACGACGTTCTTTCTTATGCCATTCCCATGCACGAATTGCTTCATTCAAAATGCTTGGATCTAAACTGTCGTATGCTTGGTCTGCCATTGCGTCAAGGTCTAAACCATATGCGGCTGCGAATGTTAAAAACGCACCAACACCGCCTTCATAACCTAAAGCTAATTCCTGAACCTTACCCACTTGGCGTTGTTCCTTGTCCACCGATTCAGGCGAAACGCTGAATGATTTTGCATAAGCCAATTTGTAAAGGTCATGCCCAATGCCAGCATCAAAGTCATAGAATGCTTTGATCTTCCACGTTTCACCTGCAAGCCATGCCAATGCGCGACCTTCGATGTTTGATAAGTCTGTAACTACAAGCTTTTTGCCCTCAGGCGCACAGATACAACCACGAATTGCAGAACTGGTTAGCTCCATGACATTTTCATAGAACATATCTGCACAGCCAATTTTCAAAGTCTCAATGCCTTGGTCAATCACAGATTGTTTTAGGGCAGGGCGTGGTAGGTTCTGCGGTTGGAATAATCGACCCGCCCAACGTCCTGTGCGTGATGCCCCATTAAATTGAAGCGTTCCGCGTAGGCGACCATCTTGACTTGTACCTTTAACCAATGCGGCATATTTAGCGGTACTGGTGGTTGATGCCTGCAAGCGGATTGCTAAAAGTTCACGCACAACTAAAGGCAAGTTCTCGTCATTCAATCGGCGTTCTAAAGTGGATTTCTGCATATCAGGCAGGGTTACACCATGCGCATTTAGGATATGAGTGAGCATTGCGTCACGTTGAGTAGCCGCTTGTACTTCGCCATCTGTTAATGCAACTGTGCGTTTTGCTAATCCTTTTTGCGCTTTGTCTACGGCTTCAATTGCTGAGGTAACTAGCTCAAGATCAATACACACGCCGCGATCATTAATTTTTTGGTCAAGATGCCACAACGCTAATTCAGCATTGCGATAATTCCACTTTGGAATTTTCTTGTGCAATTCGCGCATAGCCAAAATATCGTTTTTGGCATAATCAAGAAATCTTGCCCATTCAACTGGATGTGTCTCGCTTGTGGCACGTCTAATTTTTTGATTGGCAGGGCGTGGTTTGCAGAACAACTGAATAAGTTGTTTACCTGCTTTGTCCTTCGCCTTGTCCTGATCAATCTTGAAAATCTCACAAAGGATATCAAGCCCACCTGGTAGAGAATGGCTCAATGCCTGAACCATCGTATCTTCCCAACGTCCGATTTTGAGTTCAGCACCGTGGTAGGAATGACGCAAAACAGTACGGTCAAAACCTGAGTTATGAGCGACTAACTTTACGGACTCATCATGTAGTAAATTGATTAGTTCTTGTGATGGTTCGTTTTGAGTCAGATCCTCAACATGCACTTTGCCATCATTTAAAGCCCAAGCAAAAACTGTAATTTCGGCATTTTCAGCATATGCATGGGTGCCGTTTTTAATTGGCGTTTCGCAGTAGGTTTCTAAATCGAGATAGAGGGCGGGGGTCATTGAGTCACCTCAATTTTCCGATTATTGATAGTCTGTTTGAGTTCAGTAATATCAACGATAGGTGCATAAACTTCATACCCATCAAAACCGTTCAACTCGTATTCAGCTATATATTGCTCAGCATTTTCCAAACCATATCGCTGAATAAATTGTTCTGCATTCATATCTATTTTCCTTATTCTTGCTTTGGTAAAGTGAACGCAGAGGGTCAGCAGTACGTTCACTTTCCAAAGCAACCCGCGATGTGCGGGATGCGGTGTGGGTTTAGGCTTGGTATGAACCTTGGTAGAAGCTGCCTAAATCGGCTAATTCACTTTCAAGAATTTCAGTAAATTGGTCCGCACGAAGTTGGTTATGTGCATCACGTCCAACAAAGCGCAATACGAAAGTAGGCACATCGTCTTTAGTTGAAATACGGAATGAAATTTTGATTTCCTCAACTGGCAAGCCTTTGTAGCTTTCAGTTGTTAGAATAAAATACTCTGGCAAACCTGTTGTAACGCCTTCCGCTTCAACAGATTCAGTAACACTGAGCTTGTGACCCATATCGCGTACATCGCTATCTACGTCACGGCTGCGGCCAATTTTCACATTACGGATCGCACGTAACGCTTTTTCAAAAGCTACTTGACCATTGTCATCGTGAGGTTTAACAAAATCAGCCCAATCGTCTAACCAGTCAATAAAGTCTTGTTGAGAGAAGCGGCTACCATCGATACTAATAAGGGCTTCAAACTCAGGGGTTTTTTCCAAGCTAAGGAGTGCATTATCGTCGCCGTGTCCAGGTGAGGTTTCATCGCCGATATTAAAAATGGTTTCAGCAGATAGGCCGTTTTTTGTTGAAATAAAGGACTTAATACCTTTAACCTTGCGGTCTTGAACGTACTCAATAAATGCCGCAATAGCTGAAGTTGAGAAGCGTCCGCGGAAACGGTCACGATGTTGATTAAAGTTTTCTAATGAGTGAACATTAAAATCGTCAGGGATAATGGCAATTGAAGCTGCTCTATCAACTTTAATAGGCATGTTGCCTTGCGCCGCGATTGCAAGTTGTGAGATTTTTTCGATTGCTGTTTGTTCCATGTTTTTTACTCTTGGTTTGGTTGTTGGGGTTAAATCAAAATTTGAGTGGTTATGCAGAATTAATCTGCATAGTCCGAAGTGCGTACTTTTTCAGGCATAAGAGAGATCACACCGCCACGTAAAACATGCATTGGTGTTGCACCAACTGAATATTCAGTTCGGTGTCCACCTTTGGCGGTAGGGGTTTTATAGTCAATTGAGTGTTCAACACTGACTTGGCTTGTATCTGAGATTTGCTTAAGTTTTAACTTAATAGTGACTTCACCTTGTTTACCGTTAAGCACTACACCAGCTGCAACATCAGAAAGCACAGCGCCTAATTGCTTCTCGAAAATTCCCGCGTTTAGGTCGCCGATGAAATTAGGTACGTCTGTAGAGATTTGGCTCATTGTTGTTATCCTTATTTAAATAGAATTCGGAGTCACACTCTCGTAGTGACCACGGCAAACACCTAAAGGTATAGGATGAATCCTTATTGTTTGCTGCTATGGTTATTTCCAGTATCAACACTCATAGCTTGTCGAATTGCTCGTTTACTGGGTCCGCTTGGCTTTATGCAAGGAGAGGGTCACCGCCGATTTCATCAGCGGCTAAATTGTCAAATTCATCTTCGGAAGCGACGCCCCCGCCTGCAAACGCTTCACCGTCTTTGAGGAATTGCACGCCACGTAAAGACGCATTGATACGTTTGCCGTAATTGTTATCTTGTGCCCAGAACTCAATTGCTGCGTTCACATAACAACCAGCGTATGGTTTACCGTCGGCTTGGACTAGAGGGGTTTTGCCATCACGATCAAGAACAGTAGGGCGGGTTCTATTTCGTGATGAAATATAAAGATTGCCTGCGTAACCTTCGTATTCAGCTTTAGTATCGCCATCATGTAGTGCGAACATGTCTTTCGATTCGAGCGTTTTTTTGATTTGAGGCCATTTAGCGCCCCATTTGTCTTGACCTACTTTATCCATCGCTGCACGGATTTCTGCAAGCTGCGGATGGTCTGTACCAAAAATAAAGGATGCTGAAAAAGCAGCTTCGCCTTGACCTTGTACCGTTGTTGCAACAAATAAGTTAGGAAAGGCAAGTCGAACGTTATTTACACGAATTTTCATTGTTATTGCTCCATTAAGCAGTGAGATCGTCAAAATCGTTTTGTGGGTTTACATCCAGTGCAGGACGTTTGTCGCTAATCGGTGCAACCGTAGGTTTACCGTCAGGACGTGTAATAAGTGCTTCGACTTTGGTCCACTGACGTGGGCCAATGGTTTCGGCTTTCTTCAATTTTTCAGCGGCGGTAGGGCTGATTAATTTCAGGTCGTACATTTCTTCGGTTTTTAGGCGCATGCTTTTCAGAAGTGCTTCGGCTTCTTCGGCGTTTGCCCATGCGCGGTTTCCTTGTTTACCTTGTACGAGCTTGAAGCCTTCCACCGTTTCACCCGCATGTAGCTTCTGGTGAACTGCTGAATCGATTGCTTTAATCCAACTTTCAAGAAGTGGAATAGCTGCATATAATTTGCCGAGCTTGTTATTTTCATGATTTGAAACTTGCTCTGTGGCTTGTGCAATATCGGTCTGTAGGTCGATTTGGGTAAGGTCATCGAAATCACCTAAAACAGTTTGCAAATTGTGCTTTGCTAAGGCTTCACAAGTTGCTTTGGCTTTACACCATTGGCATTGCTTCTCACCTGGGTTAAAAGATGCTTCAAAATCTGCAATTGCACCTCCATCGCCATCATCTAAGCCGATTTCCAAACAGCGGATAAATTCAGCGGATGACTTAGCTTCTTGGGCAAATTCTTCTAATTCAGCAATAGTGCAAACTGCTTCTGACATATAGCCTAAGCGTGGTTGATGGATGACCATGCGGACTTGTTCAAAGTCACCGAGTAAACCGAACTCGTTTAAAGCTCCGAGGGCATACAGCTTCAATTGCTCATTGCTTTCTGCACTGACCTTTACACCGCGACCGTATTTCAGGTCGTGGATTTGGATCTCATTTGCAGTGAGCACAACCGCATCGCTTGTGCCGAAAGCATTTTCTGAATTGATGTAGTTAGAAAACTCAACACGTTGTTCAACAAGTAATTGGTTTCCTTCAGACTGAGAACGCACAGCATCAAGATACTTTTGAACGTTCTCAGTCATTTCTAAATCGACAGTAAAAAATGCATGTCCTGTAGATTCGGTTTGTGCTGCCCAAGTAGCAACGCCATTGGTCAACTGGATTTGTTGATTCAAAAACTCAGTTGCATTTTTACCTTGCTCTAAACTTTCAGATGCAAGGAAATGTGCTGCTGTACCTAGATCAGCATGTTCAGATGAAGAATCTGGGATATCCTTTTCTAAAATCATGCTGCCTGCACAGTTCATCCAACGGTGTGCGGATGACGGGCTTAACTTAGCGTGTGAAGTCATGGTTTAACCCTCCACCTTGATAAATTCGCCCTGTGCATTTACTTGATACCAAGTATTCGCTTCTACGTTTTCACCTACATATGCAACAGCAAAACGTACTTTATTTTGTTCATCACGATATGGAAATGCGGCGCACCCCCCTTGACCAAGGGAGAAATGCGAACCCAATCCTGAACTTGCAATAATTG